GAATCAACATTATTGTAAAACAAATCCGAATAAGTTATGAAACAGACAGTAGAAGCAGCAGCAAGGGAATATTCCAATGACCAAAGAAATAGGCAACATCATTGTGAACCGTACTGCATTGTTGATTTTAAGTCCGGTGTCGAATGGCTGTCAAAGCAGTCACCGTGGATAAGCGTGGAAGAACGTTTACCGGAATATTCGTGTTGGGTGCTTGTGTCAGGTAAGGACTATAAATATCGAATTTTGTTTTACTGTGGAGGTAAGTTTTATACGAATAAAAGTTTAATAGCATATGATGGGAGCGTTCTTTTCTGGATGTTTATCCCATCCTTCGACCAAATCCTCGAAGCGAACAAAGATGTGTTACAACGATTAAAATAGAAATTTTATGGAAGAACTAATTCACATTGATAATCTATGTTCACGTTGCGGCTTTTTTACATCTGATACATCAGTAAATGGTGGTTATGGATGCAATCATAAGGATTGTGACGATGGAGAATATATTTATAACGGAGATATAATTGACTGGCATAAAGCTTATAGAATTGTGGCAATAAGACTTACTAAAAGAAACATTAAATGCAACCGTAGGCTTGCCAAGAAGTTTTTGAAAAAGGCAAGATTTATTTTGAATAAGAATCGTGAAGTTTTTGGAATTAAATTCCAAGGAAAATGCCTTGCTTCAACATGCCCTTTGGGTTATATGGCAGATAAAGATGATATTATTAGGTTTGGAGAAGACCCAGAATTAATGGCAGTAGATGATTGGCTTGTTATAGAAAATAACGAATGAAAGAGAAAGGAGATTAAAATATGAAGAAGATACTTTTATTTGCCAGTTTAATGCTGACACTATCATCTTGTGATAGTAAATCTTATCATGTGAAGAGTGGCACTGCAATAACTATTGATGGCGACACCATTGAGTTCTATGGTGGAACAATCACTTATCCTTTTTTCGGTCAACGTAGTATTAGAGATATGGTTATTAAAGAGAAAGGAGATTGATATGGAAATAAAAAATGTAGGACAACTTAGAAAAATTATTGAAAATATTTCCGATGATTACGAAATCGAAATGCGAGTTAGGCGCAAACTGTCTGACGAAGAATTGAAGGGATGCAGATACCCTTATCCTTACGACACTGAATATCTTACTTTAGAATTTGATGATATCGGAGTGTCAGACAAAGTGTTATGTTTAGGTGTAACTTCTAAAAATTATTGATATATGAGTAAAATAAGACTAATACTTCGATTTCTGTTAACTCCTTTATGGCTCGCTATATTCATAGTCTATCTGCCAATATGGTATATACAAATGAGTTGGTACTATTTCAACTTTGGGGATTATTGGGATAGCTATTTAGTTTTATGGGATAGAGTAATGTTATCTCTAAAACTTAAAAAGAAATATTGATATGGAAACCCAAACGATTCAAATAAGAGGAGATAATGATGCAATAGCATACATTAATTTTGTAGATAGGGATTTAGCTGTATCTATCGTATATGGAGATAATCAGTACGATTTCACCATTGAACCCATTACCCTAAAAGCATTGGCATACGCCTATAAACTACATTGTGAAGAATGTGACGAAAAATACAATAAGGTATGAAAGCAAGAATAAAAGAAACCGGAGTTTTAATAGATGTAACTCCGAGAATAAATATCAATGCGCTATATAACGGAGATAACCTATATGTATGTGATAATAAGGTTTTCAGAGAGTGTGAACTTGATTTTTTAAATCTTGGAAATTCAGCCATTGATTGGGAAAAGCGACGCTACGAACTGGCGAAAGATTATTCTACAGAGTTTGTTAAACTACAGCATAAAAAGGGTATAACTGAGTGCGGCATACTATATCCAGATGTAGTATCATGGTCTGTAGAACTTGCTGACACACTAATTGAAAAGCTTAGAGGAAAATAATATGGAAACATTAAGAAACGTACAGCCAACAGCACGAAAAGAACATAAATGTGAATATTGTGGTGGAATTATACATGTTGGCGAAAAGTATGATAGACAAACAATTGTTTTTGATGGTCTTATCTATGACTGGATATGTCATATAGAATGTACTCAATTAGCCTATGAGCTTGATATGTTTGACGGTTGCTATAACGGATTGGATAGTGACGCTTTTATTGACACCTTAAATCAATATGTTTATGACTTCCATTACGATGAAGAGATAGAAGATATTGCTAAGGATTGGCAATTACCATATCCAGAACTTGTGAAAAAAGTATTAGAAGAACTGAAAGGAGAATAATATGAGAAAGTATAGAATTGAAAACTATGGCATTTATAAGAACATCTTTGATGTACAAATGAATACTTGGTGGTGCGGATGGATTACGATAAAAACATTCGTAGCAAGCGATATTTGTACTGATAGTATTGATTATGCAAAAGCCTGCGCACAAGAACTATTGGATAAACTAAGGGAGGAACTACCATGAATGAAATAACTATTAGACAATGGTATGACACCTTTAAATCGGGTGAAGAGTTGGTTGAAGTTCGTATAGTAGACAATGCTTATAAAAGAACCTATTCCGGCTACTTTACTGATGTTGATACCCTGCTCAACGAAATTAGGAAGTACGATAACTGTAACATCTACTTCACATTGAACGCTATCAATCCAGCATGTTATGACAGAGAGCAGCATGATAGGATTGTCACTAAACCTAAGTCAACTACTTCTGACAATGATATTGTTGGAAGAGATTGGATATTGATAGACATAGACACTAAGAAGCCATCAGACACAAACTCAACTGATGAAGAAAAGGAGATGGCGAAAGAAGTAGTCAACAATGTATTCAAGTTCCTACGGGATGAAGGCTTTGAAAAACCAGTAGTATGCGATAGTGGAAATGGCTTTCATCTGCTGTACAAAATAGCCATGAAGAATAGCAATGAGAATACTACAATCTGTAAAGAGTTCCTGCAAGTTCTTGATATGCTATTCTCTAATCCGAATGTAGAAATAGATTGTACTACACATAATGCAAGCCGGGTATGCAAACTTTATGGTACATTTAGTCGAAAGGGAAGTAATACCAAGAAGCGTCCTCAAAGGGAAAGTAAGATACTAAGAATACCAGATGAAATTAAAATAACTCCAAACGAATACTTTGCCAAAGTTGCTGCCATGCTCCCGAAACCGGAACAACCGAGCAAAAGCAATTACTACAGCAATGAGAAGTTTGACTTAGAAGCATTTCTGAACAAACACCACATTGCAGTGAGAAACATTGTAAGGACATCATCATTTACAAAGTACATACTTGACGAATGCCCATTCAATAGTTCACACCGCGCTCCGGATTCAGCAATCTTTGAGATGTCTAATGGAGGGCTTGGCTTTAAATGTCTGCATTCAAGTTGTTCTCAATATACATGGAAAGACTTTAGATTGAAATTTGAACCAGATGCTTACGACCACAAGGAATACCAAAGGCACGAGCATAAGATGCAATACTACTCTTCCCAAAAGAAAGAACCTTTTGTACCAAAGAAGGAGGATTCTGCTAAAGGAAAGAAGTGGCTGGCTATGACTGATGTTCAGTATGTGGATATGAGTAAGATGGCTTCAATTCCTACGGGATATAAAGAACTTGACAAAAAAATCATTGGACTGTTGCTTGGAGATGTAACTGTATTGTCTGGCGGCTCTGGTGCGGGAAAAAGTAGTTGGATAGATTGTGTTGCTCTGAATGCTATACAAAGAGGATATAAAGTAGGAATATGGTCGGGAGAATTGCAAGACTTTAGATTTCAAAGCTGGATAAATCAAATCGCTGCTGGTAAAAATTATGTATGCAAAAGGGAGGGCTTTGAAAACTACTACTATGCTCCTAAAAATATTTCCAATCAGATAAGTAATTGGTTAGAAGGCAAACTATTCCTTTATAACAATAATTATGGAAGTAAATGGCAACAACTGTTTGCTGATGTAAAAGAGCTTGTAGACAAAGAAGGTGTACAGCTTATTGTTCTTGATAACTTGATGGCATTGCAGATTGACAACTATGAAGGTGATAAATATACCCAGCAAACTAAGTTCATCAATGACTTAAAAGAATATGCTAAAGCTAAGAATGTGCATGTGCTGTTAGTATGCCATCCAAGAAAAGAAGGTATATTCCTACGAAAAGAAAGCATATCTGGCACAGCAGATTTAACTAACTTAGCTGATTCTGTATTCATTATACATCGAATAGGAAAAGACTTTGAGCAGAGGGCAGGGGAGTTTTTCGGTAAGGACAAAGTTATCCCATATCTAAAGTATAACTCTGTAATTGAAGTCTGCAAGAACCGAAGTATGGGAGTGATAGACTTATTGGTAGGCATGTACTTTGAAGTCGAATCCCGTAGGCTAAAGAACGAAATATCAGAGAACATTGTCTATGGCTGGCAGGAGCAACCAGCACAATTGACATTTGAACCGACACCCGAATCTGATGTTTCTGACTTACAAGACATATATGACAATATGAGCAATCAATTACCGTTTGGTAACGAATTGCAGGAATTACCCTTTTAAAATGGAAAATAAAATCGAATTTACGAAAATAGAGCAGTATTTACCGAAAGAAGGCGAAGAAGTTCTATTCCTCTGCGAAAATAATATGATTTTTCACGGGGAATATCTATTAGGTAATTGGTTCATGTATTCACCGGAATATAGTAGCAAAATAATAAGCACTATCTGCCGATTCAGAGTAGTCGGGTGGGTAGGAATAAATAACTTTAGTTTTTAATCAATTAAAAGAATTAATCATGTTAGTACAATTAATGGAAGCAAAAGTTTCTTACGTTAAAATCAACGAAAGAGGCAAGCAAAAGAGAGTAACAGAAAAGTATCTTGTAAACGCTATGAGTTGCACGGAATGCGAAAAGCTGATGAATGAAGAACTGTCTATCTACCAAGCAGAAGAGTTTTCAGTTCTTGCAGTTGGACGGACGAACTTCCAAGAATTTTTGGGAGATAAGGACAAGGAGGACAAGAAGCTGTTTATGGTAAAGCTCAACTACATTACTCTGAATGACGATGGTGACGAGAAGAAGACACCTTGCATGTTGATTGTTGAAGCTGATACAACAGAAGAGGCAACAAACACTGTCAAAGAAGCTATGTCCGCTTCAATGGCTGATTGGAGAATCGAACGAGTTGTTGAATCTAACTATGTGGATATTGTGAACTTGTAGTTTGTAATCTCGTTTATTTTAAGTCGAAAGGGAGGGAGTAACAATCGTGCTTTCTCTCTTTCTTTTAACACAATTACGACCTCTTTTTTTGGAACTTTCCAAAATTTCAGCTACTTTTGTCACTGTAATCAAAACCAAATTTACAATGAAGATAAAATTTAAGAAGCTGGATAAATCAGTTCCTTCACCATTCAAGAAATACCCATCTGACTTTTGCTGGGACTTATACGCTACTTCATGCGAGGAAATTGCACCTAACGTTTATAAGTATGGATTAGGCATTGCGATAGAAATGGAAAGAGATTGGGAAACTATATTGAAAGGTTCTACTATAGATATGGGATTGAACACGGATATAGATTTATCCAAGTGTCCTTTTCATTTGTCACTTGACCTTAGACCAAGAAGCAGCGTTTGGGAAACGGGAATGGTTCTTAGTAACTGCGAAGGTACTGTGGATGAACTATTTAGGGGGGGCTTATCAGCCGTGTTCTATCATTTGTTAACAGATATGCCAAAGTACGAGGTAGGAGATAGAATAATCCAAGCTAAGATAGGTATTACCTTGCCAATCGAATGGGAAGAAGTGGAAGAGCTTTCTGATACCGACAGAGGTGCTAACGGATATGGTAGTACGGGACAAAAGTAAGAACCATTATGGAGAGGTGGATAAGTGTAAAAGAATACGCAAGGAGAATTGGCAAGACTACTTCGGCTGTCTATTATATGATAGCTAATAATAAGGTCGAAGCCCGTCACTTTGCCTATGGAAATAAAAAAGGTCACTTAATAAAAGTAGAAGATGGTGAAGATAAAAGTGAATGTGAAGACGAAGAACGATAGTATTCCGTCTGACACTACGAAGAGAAAGATGCCGATAGTAGTAGACCCAAAACTTCATCCTCATCCAAGATACCATGATACTAATGTAGGTGATATTAGGTTTAGGATTAAGACTACTAAGAAAGATACGGTTAAAGCCGATACAATCAAAGTTGAAGTTAAGAAATGAATACTCTAAATAAATACATATGGTCATTATTTCCATTATTTAGAAAGCTACTTATTGTGCTTACTAAATATGTTGTTTATGTATTATGTCTATTGCTTTTGATTGACTATTCAGAAAAGTTAATAGCATATTACAATAATGACTTCTTTGAGGGGATGGACGGATATGCTTATTTATTTACTCCAATATCGTTCTCTATAACTTTATACGTTAAGATTACTTTAATAGCTGCGATACTACTTTTATTATTAGCTATTTCATTACATTTCTGTTGGAAATACTTATTAGGCGTACTTTACATATTTGCAGTATTAATACAACGTGAGTATTTAGATACAATATTCACATCGAACTCTGCGTTTCTGACTATCTGCTACACTAACATAGCAGTCATTCTCGTTATCCTATTCTTAGGTATTCAGCAATTCTTTAGAAACATTAAATCGGGACAGCATTAGGTTGCTGCCCCACAAATAATATGTACTATAGCCTTGGGCGGGCTTTATAAAACCCAATTATAATGATATGAGCAATTTTATTGGTAAAAAAGTAATTATTAGAGCAGACAGAGCAGGAGTATTCTTCGGAACACTGAAAGAAAAGAATGGCAGTGAAGTTGTATTGACAGACTGCCGCAGATTGTGGTGCTGGTACGGAGCTGCATCCATTTCACAGCTTGCGGTCGAAGGGACAAAAAGACCAAGCGAATGTAGGTTTACCTTAGTCGTACCCACTATCACAATACTTGGAGTAATCGAGATTATTCCTTGTACGGAAGAGGCAGTCAAATCCATTGAGGAGGTAGACGTATGGAAGAACAGATAAAGCTATTTCTTAGCTCTGGCTCTGGCTCTGGCTATGGCTATGGCGATGGCTCTGGCTCTGGCGATGGCTATGGCGATGGCTCTGGCTCTGGCTATGGCTCTGGCTCTGGCTCTGGCTCTGGCTATGGCGATGGCTCTGGCTATGGCGATGGCTCTGGCTATGGCGATGGCTCTGGCTATGGCTCTGGCTCTGGCTATGGCTCTGGCTATGGCTCTGGCTCTGGCTATGGCGATGGCTCTGGCTATGGCGATGGCTCTGGCGATGGCTCTGGCTCTGGCTCTGGCTCTGGCTCTGGCTATGGCTATGGCGATGGAATTAAAACATTCAATGGCGACAAAGTATATATCATTGATGATATTCCTACAATTATCAAGCATATTCATGACAATGTAGCTAAAGGATATATACTGAACGATGACTTTACATTGACTAAAACATTTGTTGCAAAAGAGAATGGGAAATTCGCTCATGGAGAAACATTGCACGATGCGTTTGCTTCGCTTCAAGAAAAATTGTATGACGATTCAACCGAGGAGGAAAGGATAGAAGCTTTTAAAAAGCATTTTCCAGACTTTACTAAAAAGGTATCGGCTAAAGAATTATTTTATTGGCATCATGTGCTAACCGGTTCGTGCAAGCAAGGAAGGTTGTCATTCTGTATCAATAAAGGTATAGATATTGAAAAAGATTCATTTACAATATATGAATTTATAGAATTAACTAAAGAATCATATAATGGAGATATTATAAAGAAACTATTATGAGTTGCCATAACAAACTACAGCAGCTTTGCAGAAAGTATCTGAAAAAGTTGTACCGGAAAGCGAGAGATATCGGTCTTGATGAATTTGTCGAAAAGACTATTGCCGAAAACGAAAATGGACGATGCACAGCCACAGTAGAACAAGTCAATATGCTGGCTTCTCTATGTGGGGATGATAGAATAAAAAGGGAGGAAATTCCCAACTTGCTTGGTCTGTCATACCGGAAGTGCAACGAACAAAAGATTTTCAAGAGAATACGTAAATTTAAAGACAAAGGTATCTACTCCAAAGTGGATGCTATAATTTTAAAAGACAAAATGATATGAAGAAGAAAATTAGACACAATTTCAACAAGGGGATAAAGCTGCATTTAGCTTGTGAACCAACAAGTATCAGACCAGTAATGAGTTGCATATATTTCAAAGATGGATATGCAATAGCCAGCAACGGCAAGATATTAATCAAAGCCTGCCTAAATGAGATTTGCAACTTTAGCGAAGAAGAGAAGGAATTACTGGAGGGTGAACTAATTAGTGCAAAGAACTTTAAGGAAATTATCAAGCATAATATCATTGAGATTGAAGAAGATGGTTTCCACGCTATATATGACGATTGGGATATAAAGTATAAGTTTGCAGATATAGACCATAAATATCCCAATTACAATGAAGTTATAAGTCAATTCAAACCGGGATTTGCGGAAAAGGTACTTATTGACCCACTTAACATTGAATTGATAGCCGATGCTTTGAATGCAAGGAAAGGCATAAGATTTCATTTTCCTAAAGATGACGGCAAGGGAATTAAGATTACATTTTCCGACAAAGAGTTATCTCTATCCGAAGCTCTTCTAATGCCTAAACTTGACTATTGATATGACGGAGCAAGAATACAAGGACTTGGCAAATAGTCAACCAAAGTATTACTATGAGCCAAGAGGAAGAGAGTGGGCTTTATATGAGCGAGAAAAGGACGGCATGGGAGGAACTAAGATATTTGAGCATTGGGATAGAGAAGTTGTCCGCAAGCGATGCTATGAATTGAATGGCTGGGATTATAAACCGTCAGATGAATAGCCTATGCTACAGAAAATGTGCAGAAAGTATCTAAAAAGACTTCTCCCGGCTGCAAAGGAAGTAGGGTTGGAAGAGTTTGTAGTTACTACCATAGATAAAAACAAGTCGGGTACTTGTGTAGCCACCAGACAGCAGGTCGATATGCTTGCCTCAATGTGTGAAGATAATCGGGTTAAACGTGAAGAAATACCAAATATTGTAGGTAAGTCATACCGATTCTGTCTGACTGGTAATCTTTTTAAGAGAATACGTAAATTTAAAGACAAAGGACTTTATTCCAAAATAGATACTTTGTTGTTGAGTGAAGAACTAAAAACTAAATGACATGTTTGAAGATAAAAAAATAGGTGAAAGATTTGAATATGAAGGAGTAACCTTAGAAGTGGTAAATGTGCTTGATTTCCCTTGTGAAAAATGTTTCTTTTATCATAAAGAATGTGATAATATATACTGTTTACCGCATCAGAGGAAAGATGAAGAGAGTGTATCTTTTAGAGTGGTTGAAAAGGAACATATTAGTACTGTTCAAGACTGCAAACTGGCAGTTGAAGTAACCGAAAAAAAGGCTATTGAAGCGGCAAAGGAAATGATAGTAGATGTATTTAACGAAGTACACGGTATCAATCAGACTATGTACTTGGAGGACTTTGTAGCAAGACTTAAAAAATAAAAGATGGCAGTGAAGTTTAGACATAAAGAAACTGGCTTGTTTTGGTGTAGGGCAAAAGGTCGTTCTCCGTCAAGAAATGAATATTATGAATTAGGGGAAGAAAGTATCTTTAGAAAAAGGCATTTATCTAAGCGTGGAGCGATTTACGAAACCGCTACTGAAAAGCAAAAACGAGAATGGATTGGTAAAGAACATGCCGATGAATTTGAAATTGTTAAAGTATAATGTTATGGTAAGAAAAATAAAATTTAGAGGAAAGGACATTGATACGGGAGAATGGAGATATGGATATCTCTCTTTCTTCTATACTGCCGGAAGGGATAAAAACGGATTTATCCTTACGGATAAAGCACAAATATATTCCCAAGAAGACGGACGCTGCTACGACGTATTGGCTGAAACCGTTGGGCAGTTCACTGGACTATTTGACAAGAATGGAAAAGAAATCTATGAAGGCGACATATTACTTATGAGCGAAGACGATGGTTGTATGATATACAACAAGGTCGGAATAAAGGATGGATGTTTTGGGTATATCGGAGAGGTGAATGGCGAATTAATTCCATTTTGCCACTGTGATGTAATAGAAGAAGTTGTAGGTAATATTTTTGATAATCCTAATTTGCTGAATAATGAAGAAGATAATGTTCAATGATGACTATGGCTTAACACAAGCCGTATTGGATGGTCGAAAGACTATGACGAGACGTATAATCAAATGCCCAAGAACCTTTAGGGGTGAATGGGTAGCCGGATTCAATGTACATATCCGTCAATCTGACAAAAAGATAGTTGATTATCCTTGTATGTATGATGCGGACGGACGGGAGTTTGATGGAGGAGAAATACTTCCTAAGTACAAAATCGGAGAAGTTGTTGCCATTGCGCAAAGTTATATGGATGTTGACCGATTTCATAGAAAAGGGAAAAATGCAGCTTACTTAGAATACTTGGATTCTATATTGCCTGAACTGAAATTACATCCCGGTTGGACTAATAAAATGTTTGTGAAAGCCGACCTAATGCCCCGCCATATTGAATTTACAGATTGTAAGGTTGAACGCTTACAGGACATTAGCGATGAAGATTGCTTGAAAGAAGGGATATATGAAGATTCGGGTGATGATGAGTTTCCGCCATCTATATTTTATGAATTTGAGGGAAACAAAGACGATGGATTTGATACTCCACGTGAAGCCTTTGCCGCCCTCATAGATAAAATATCTGGTCGTGGCACATGGAACAATAATCTTTATACATTTGCTTATGAATTTGAACTAATAGACTAATTATGAAGAAACAAACTTGGAAGATGCACTTCTATAAAGGAGTGCCATGTACATGGGAACATGAACCCTATGACGAAGAAAGAGAAAACTATACCTTTGAAGCGGACTTATACATAAAGAATTATGGCGGAGGCTATTCATCAGCAGTAATTTACCTTTGTCCGTGGCAAGAAAGGAATAAAGACTTTTGGCACTTAAAGGTCAATTATCAAGTATTTATGAGCGATTCTATTGATATGCTTCAGAACGCAGTCAAAGGTAGAATCAAAGGTACATTTACTTGGGTAAAGAATGGGTCTAATTATGGGATTAAATTAGTAGTAGCTAAAGAATAATAGTATGGTAATAAATACAAGATTCAGTGTAGGCGACCATGTAATATATCGTGATGGAATGGAAATTTACGAGGTCAAAATTGAAAAAATTACCATCATAGCAACGGGAAAGTATCTGCACTCTACTAAATATGAATTTGATAATGGGATGCACTGCTTTGAAGGAATTTATCCCGATTGGGATAAAAGAATGTTTGAAAACAAATACTACTTTGAAAGGTGGTATAACGAATTTGGTTCACATGGTAATATATTAACTTAGACATTATGATAATAGACACCGAATTTAATGTAGGAGATACAGTGTTCTACCTACAAGGATATACAATATGTATAACTACTATTAGTAGTATAAGTGTTGAATGGTCGTATGCAGATGATAGATTTGTAATGGTTTATAAACTTGCAGATGGTTCTACTTATTTGAGGAATGATTATCCCAAGTGGAACAGACCATTGTTTCAAACCCAAGAAGCCCTTTTTAAATACTTACTAAAATATAATAATTTACATGAAAAATCAAACATTGTTGATTGAACAGATGCAGCATTTGCAGAAGATAGGAGTAGATACAAGCAACGCAAGTATGGTATTAATTGCTACAGATAATGATGGCTGTATTTTAGATTGGGGAGAAGCATTAGAATATGTGAATAGTAAAGAGCAAGATGTTTACTTTAATCTATTGGATGCTGAAACGGGAGATTACGACCATTCATATCGGGAAGACTGTGGAGTGTTCACTTTGCAAGATGTACTCAATAAAATGCCATACAAAATAGATGTATATGAAATGAGCATAAGCTTTAATGGCAAATGGATAATCAGATATAAGCATCCTAAAGATAACATTTCACTTCATTTTGTAATGAACAAAAGCCTTATTCAAGCAGCTTATGAAATCTTATGTTGGTATATGGAAAAGGAATACTTAAAACTTATAAAACCCTATGTAGTTAATGAAAGTTAATTATGGGGGGGGGGGGTAATTTCTAAATTTGTATCTTTATATCAAGTTTAATCAATTAATTTACAATCAAATGGAAATAGCAAGAGATAAGAACAATAACCACATGCAAGCAGTAGTTATAGACACTGCATATAATGTGGAGCAAGGACAAACTCTCAAATTAGGAGAGGGACTTTACCGATTTGCAGCTTATGAAGATACTACCTTCAATATGCCGTTTGAAGACCCTAATCACGAAAGACCAGTCTTAGCAGCTATCTATATGCCTGCTGGCAGTGTCGAATACTTTTATGTCTATGATGGCACTCTTTCTGTTGTAGAAGGAAAACTCAATATCATGGGTACTGACATTCAAACAAATTCATAGCCTATGTTAGTAAATGTTGGTAAACTAATGAGCCATACATCAACTAAGGGAGGGGGAGGAGTTAAGCACCCATTCAATCCTTCTTTAGTTGATGCATGGTTTATGTCCGGGTTGTCCAATGCGGACAAGCCTGGTAGTATTACTGGTGTGATGGGTAACGAGATGATTCTTAAGAACTTTGCCTTTACATCAGAAAGCGGATTTGGTGAGGGAAATTATGAAGGTGCACTTGTGTTTGATGGAGTGGATGATTACGGTATCTGTACCGGACTTCCTATTCTTGACGATTATACAGTGATATGTAGGAGAGAAATAATAAATAAGGATTATTATTCAATAGCTTCAAAAAGTACGGTTTTTGGTAAAGGCGCATTTATTTTTGAACTTATTCAAAATAGAACTAACCATTGCTATTCTTTTGCTGCCGATAATCAAATTAACTTATATAATAGTGAAATTTCATGGCAAACCAAAAATTCTTATAATGGAAGTATGATTACGATGGGCAATGGTGAAGATACTGATACATTGACCTTAGGTATTATAAGAGTGGGAGATGAAAGTCGCAGGTTTTTACACGGCGCAATCTATTACTTCGCTCTTTATAATAAATCTCTGACACCAGAAGAGGTTGAAGAGGAGAAAGTAAAGCTTGAAAATTATTGGGAAGGAGGTAAAAATGAATTGGCTTGAAATACCCGTAGAAGACTTGAAACAATTCGACAAGGATTGGGAAGTCAGAAGAAAGAATGTAGACGAAACAAAAGCTCTTTTGCATGAGGAAATATATAATGAACTTGTACCACAAGTTGAACCATTATCAGAAGAAGGAGAACCGATAGTCTATCCCTATCCACTTCTTGACAATCAAATGGTTGAAGCTCTGTTGGAAACTTCTGAATGGTCTAATATAGATGAATAAGGCTATACTTGTAGGATGGATTACTGACATTAGAGAAGTCGGTAGTTATGGGGTAATGGTGAAACTCAAAACTTGCGAAAAGGGTTTTACTACCCAAAAAGGCTATAAGGTAGCTGATAGGATAGATTATCATGTATGCCTTGCAAAAGGAACAATGACACGATACATTCTCGACAACTTCAATGTAGGCAACTTAGTTGAACTTACTGGGAAGATATACAACAAGCTGGAAGAAACCAAACATGGCGATAAGGTTCAGTTAACCAATATCCACATACAGACAATCAATCTGTATTCTCTGAACAACATATCTCCGGTTTCAAAAAGCAATGGTGATACAAAATCTGTAGAAAATCCCGATTTATATTTTGAATAACTAAAGTTTATTGCTACATTTGTGCTACAAACTTTTGGTTCATAATATAACAGCATTTTAAACCTATTCTTTAGCTGGCAAATTGCATTTCTAATTTTCTTGTGGGGAGGGATTAAATTCTCTCCCTTATTTTTTGGAACTTTCCAAAATTTAGTCTATCTTTGCTTCATCTTAAAAAAGAAAATCAATGGATAAAAATAACTATTTAGACGATTGCCTCGCAACGCTTCAAATTCCGTCACTCCCTAAAAAAACTTGGGACAAGGTTTCCGAATTTAACAAAGGAATTTGCCTTGTAAGACGGATTGACGGAACAGAAAACTATGCAATTTGTCGGTACAATAAAGAGAAGGACGAAGCTGTCAAAGTCGTTAAAGATTTCTGCTTGGCGACATTTACAGAAATTCTTGAATGCTATCCAGTTCCCGACTTTGTGGAAGCTGACATTGAAAGTATGGACTTGGACGAAGCTAACAAGATGGCAATGGAAGAATTGCTGGAAGAACGTCAAGAAGCTATCATGGAAGACGTCGAAGTTGAGGAGGAGAAACTTCCGGAGTGGATATATCCATTCATCAGCAACCGGGAAGAAGCTCTTGCATTCCTTAAAAGTAAGAGAATAAGAAACGCCCACTCTCTGAAATCTGACGAAGCTGTCAAAGCTAAATTGTATTTAGTTTACGAGGACGAAAAAAAGAAAAATAAATAACCAAAGGCACTTATATACAAAGTGACACTTAGTATATAACCTAATGCCAATGTAGCGAAAACCAAGCTACGCAGAGAGATTTAAAATAGTATTAACCCAACCGATGGCGTATCGGGGATTGGACGGTGAGAACCCAACTATGGACGACCGGAGCGCAAGCTCCCTAAGAAGTAGCGGCTCGATGAAACGTCAAGTTGTTCAAGTGTAAGCTTGGATATAAACGCCTAACCAAAAATGAGATGATGGATATTAGTAAAATGAGCAAGGCACAGCTTATAAAACTCATAGGTACTTCCTATGTATTCGTGCCAAAGACTAAAGGACACATGTATTGCAGACTGGACGATAGAGGCATTTCTATTGCAGTTACCGAGGATTATTCTGTTGTGTCTACCAACTTCCATAGAAACGTATTTACCAATGTAGCCAGTGGCGGTTACTCCAATCCCTATCTGTGGCTTAGAACATTCTGTGAGTGTATCGAAGCAAACAAACAGTTCGGAGAAGTTAAGGACAAGAATGGGAATGTACAAGGTTTCAGCTTCTCTCAACTGATGGAACATGCTGACGAAATGCCGGAAGAGATTGTTAAGGTATTGCAGCATACAGAGCGATGGATTTATACGCTTTCCGAGCCAGCCTTTGCCGTTGGAGGAGATACATTGCAAGTCACCAATGTAATGTGTATGTACTTCTCATACTTGGCAAAAAGTAATACCATGCTCATGCCAGCACCTTCCGATATTTCTCGCAACGAATTTTATCAGAAGTATATCGAAACTATCCGCTATCTTTCTCTTGAAACAACGCTTGATGAAGAAAAGGTAAAAGATTTGAAGGAACAAATCTGCAACATCGAACGTGAGGCAATGAACAAGATTGAGATTCTGATAAGGGATAACGGTGGTGAATTTAAACAATCAATTGCCATTCCTAAAAGAGAGGTTGATGAAGGAGAAGCCTTAAACGAAATGAGGAGTGACACTTAGCTTTTTATAAAAAAAGCCAATGTAGCGAAAACCAAGCTACGCAGAGTGATTTAAAATAGTATTAACCCAACCGCTGGCGCAGCGGGGATTGGACGGTGAGAACCCAACTATGGACGACCGGGGCGCAAGCTCCCTAAGAAGTAGTGGCTCGATGAAACGTCAAGTTGTCCAAGTGTAAGCTTGGATATAAACGCCTTCTAAAGTGGTCGAATTTGGCTACTTAAAAATACCGTCTGTGAAGATAGTTTAGATTGATTTTCAATTTTTCATTAAGAGTGATTTTAATATTCTTATGCCCTTCTTGCTTGTGAAAGTAGGAAGGTTTTTTGGAACTTTCACAGATTTTATCTACTTTTGTAGTGAAGTCTAAACTTAAAATATAAAACGAAATGGCTGGAACAACTTTTACCAACAAGCGACTTTCCTATCATGTGTCTAACACAACTGGCACTATCACATTGGAAGGTGACGCTACAATCAATTCGCAATCATTGATTGATTCATTCAATGGTAGTGTAAACTCTACTACCGGACAGTACGGCAACTTCTCTTATTCTGAATCCGATGGGGGACAAGTCAACAGAAGCTACAACGGCTCAAAGGAAATCGAAGTAGAGGCTTGTGACCTTATTGATTCTGTAATTGAAGACATCAAAGCAGAAGCGTTGAAATAATGGTTAATTACGAGCAGACAAAGAGCTTGATGAAATCAAGAGGGGTAGATAACCTCTCTCCTCTTGACTTCTCTTTTTCGTTGATGGTGGCTATTGGTATCAATGAGATACAATCCTATATGGTTACTATCAGAGGGAAAGAGTACGAAAAGAAAACCGAAGAACAAATACCTAAGTTCCGTGAAAGATGTAGCTTGGAGGTTACAGACTATCTTGAACGGACGGACATTAAAGAAACTATAAGGTTTCTTAGGGCAGAGCATGATAGAAATATCAAAGATACTGCCTTGCAGCTTGAAGACATTGACTTCAACGCAGAAGACCTAAGAAAGATATTGGCGAAGTTCTTGAAAGAGAAATACAAGGACATTGACGCAGCCGATGCAAAGGACTTGCTCAACGCCATCAAAATATATGTGGATAAGTTCGGAGATTCCGGAGAAGATGGAGTTGCCAAGTTTAACCGACACTTTATCCAAGTTTATCCTCCTTATAATGCTGTATGTCCCAACTGCGGAAAAGAAATTGACCTCCCTCGTGGCGTCAATTCTAAATGCAAGCATTGCGACCATCAGTTTGTATGGAGTGAGGAAAAGGAAAGATACTATTAACATGCCTTTATTTATTAAAACTTTGTAAGTTATTCATTTTGAGCATCGGTTTGTGAAAATAGATGCTTTTTATAGAAACATTTTAAAAACAATATAATAATGAAAACATCTAAAATTGTAAGCGTTTATAAGACAATGAACGATAGCAAACTCACTAAGATGGAGGATGCTGACAAGTTTAAAGTTATTAAAGCATTACGTGCTATTAAGCCAATCAGTGAAGGCTATGAGGAATTTGTCAAGCTGACACACGAGAAGCTGAAAGACGATAAAATGGAAGAGATGCAGAAGAAAGCCCAACACTGGCAGGAAATGCAATCACAAGGGAAGGAAGTCGAATATTCTTTTGAGGAGCGCAAGGAACTCAATGAATATTTCCAAAACTTCAACAATACCATTGAGAAGCTGATGAAAGAAGAGGGCGACAAGGAGAACGAACTCACCTATGACAAGTTGAGTGAGGACGCTTTCGGAAAGTACATCGCTTCCAACGACTTCAATGTAAGTACCATCATGGACTTGCAGGAAGTTCTTGTCGGAGAATAGTATTTGTTCCATATTACATAGTTTATTTAGAGGTTAGGGGGAGCTTGTGAAAGTTCCCCTTTTCTATTGTTACGTTATTGGTCGTAGAGGCACTACGGAATCTGTATATCTCGATGAATCAAGAGTAACCCAGACCTTATAGGATTCGTCTGCTTCTATATCAAATATCTTTCTAATAACTGTGTATGTTTCACCAGCAGCCACAGTGAATGTTCCTAACTCTAATTTTGTTTCACCAATCATCAGTGGGTCAAACAAGTCATATTTAGCGAAGCGAACCCACAGCGAATTATTAGTAAAGGTCTTGCTTGAACTTGTCGGGTTCTTGACTTGAACAGTCACGGTCAATGCAGTTGCAATCATTCCAATACCAGCATTGATGATGATATTATATGTGGTACTTACTACTTGTATCTCGGCAACCTTAGTATTAGGCAAAGTGAAATAGCCAGCAGCCTTATCCGTGTCCAGTATGCCAAGCTTTACAGTAGACAAGAAGGGATAGACATTATATGTGTTTACTGGTAATCCATTTGTAGGCACTTTTACTTGCATTGTCCCCGGACTATCAGCAGTCAGTCGTTGCGACCTTGTTCCTCCTTTCTGAACCATATATACACCAAAGTACATATCCCCTAATGTATAAGCCACGCCCTGCCATACCAATCCACCTATATCACTTAACGATAGACTTCCTCCCATTGAAGACGATGGATTATAAGCTACTGTGGCAAAAAAGGTGCTGCCACTTAGATTATCTACTTGCTTTGGAACTGTAAACGAGTGAATTGGAGCCATTGCTTCCGGCATATACCCTTCAAAGTCAAGAAGCCGGAAAGGTGCATTGCTTCCTCCTTGTGGCGGTGAATACTTATATCCATTTGCTCCGTCAGAAGTCATTTTACTTACTATATCCTTATAAGTACCAGCCTGCGCACCGCTTGTATCAATGCCACAATTCCCATTACTGCTTTTCCACCAATTTGAGTTTGTAAGATTGATATTTTCTGATGGGTATATTACGGGCTTATACTTTGCCCACATATTTGTTTTGCCATGAGTATTCTTGCACAAATAACCTAAGTCATTACTTGATACACCCAATGCTGTGCGGACATCATCAATACTGACGGGTGCTACGATTTTCCCACTTGATATTGGCATAAATAAACTATTTAGTTCTAAGAGAACTTGGTAAAAAACATGGCTTTGAGCTACCCGTAGCAGCATTGAAGCCGTTAACAACTCTCATTTTCTTTTTCATATCATTCTTTATAATACATTGTATCTTAAACTTTTACACAAAGGTAAACATAATTATCCACAAATGCAAGTTACCAAGTTCTCCAAGAACTTAATACTTGCGATATGTCAAATAGCGGAGGAAAGATTACAGCACCAGTAAGCATAGAAGATGTGCGTACTGTTTTAGGCGTTTCAAGCTATGACTTGGGTACACTGTGCAAAAACAGCAACGGTAAAATAAACAAATGGTCTAAATATAAACCAGTTAGACAGCCGTTTGTGGTTGCTCCCAACAGTAATTGGTACAAGGCAAATGATGGCTTCTGTGGACTTAAAGTAGGATGGTCTACTGCCGGAGATAGCAGTCTGACAAATTTAGTCAATGCCTACAAGCAAGGCACATGGGACTATTTACCTCCTACGGGTGGAGATAGTCAGCCATTTAGATTGCTTGACTTTGAAGGCTATGACCACAACGCTGGACCTTTTGTAAGCAGTAAAATGAAGAAAGGAACTGAACTGAAAGTCAACACAATGGCAAGCAACGCTCTAACATTGGCTGTAACTTACAACAGTTCATCCACATCATTACAGATAACGGACTTTGGAAATGCAGGAGTTGGCTTAGACCGAGCACATCTTGCAGCAGCCTTATACAATAAAGACCCATTGTTGTATAGTGACGCTACCAGATTGCAGACTGTCATTTCAGATACTCCGGTAGACCAGAGAGGAACAGTTACCTTTAACTTTACTGCAAGTGATATAAATACCACAAGGTTCGTAATGTTGTTCTTAGCTTCTACCACAGTATCAAACAACATGTGCATCCCTTATGATGATAACAATTACTTCTTGTTTAAAGTAGACATTACACAAGAGTACGGATTAAATATTATACCGGATAAGATGGGTGGATATACTAATGGCTTCCATGAAATAACGTATTACCAAGCAAATGCCTATGCCTCAAATAACGGTTATGCAGACGTATTGTTTTTCTTTAAGATAACAAATGAATCGGGAAAGACAATCACGATAGGAAGCGGTTCGGGTGTTGACTACAACCTAAGAACTGAATTTGGAGGTATATATACAACCAATTTGCAATACTGTGATTCTGCTGGCAATAACATAAATTCTAACATTTCTATTGCAGCCGGGAAAACTTGGCAAGGATATTTTAAAGCATCAAGAATGTTTTTAGACTTTGTAAATACATGGAGCAGTAGCACAACTCAGTCAAGAGGAGGTTTGTATATTCAAGCCTATAACCAGGGCTATGGTGTTCAGAAGGGATGGCAGAATGTTTCGCCATATTATATGATAATGGTAAAGAGATAATGGATATGGGAAAGAAAGTAGATTTATTAATTAAAGGTAACTTATTGGTTATCAATAATATAACTGGGGGGGGGATTTTTAGTACCTCACTTGAACAGTTAGAAGAACATTTTAATGTTAGTGAAGCAGCGATAATTGAAGGGGACTTGAATGTAGAATCTTTCGATTGTCGCTCTTTGTGTGTGGTTGTGCTTGGTGCAGTAGTTGCGAAAGGAGGTAACTATGTCAGTTAATAGTGGAAGATTAATAGCTCCATTAAATATTGGAGTAGATATACCAGCAGCAATAGGTTATTCAAGTACCGATTTAGGAACATTATGTAAAGCAGATTCTATTAATAAATTTGCAAAGTACAAGCCAGTTAGATATGCTAAATTTAGCGAGTTAACTCCATTAGAAAGAAAATCTACAAATTATGGATTGTCTTGTTATGAAGTTTCAGCTTTAGTAACAGAAATGGTAAGTTCAATACCTACTACTGGAAAATGGGGATATACAAAACCTAATGAATATTATAGAGCAACTGACTTTTTAAATGAAGACTATCCTACTAATTTTGGATATAATCATTCAGCAAAAGCTCCTGCTTCTGGATTTAAAAATATAACTATTTATAGTGATGAAATAAATAGTTTGCCTACCTATACATTTAATGCTAAATTTGGAGATAGTTCTTGGGAAGGTATTGGAGATACTTCGGGAATAGAAATCCCATTAAATCAACTTACTATAATAAGTGGAATGCCAATTTCAAATGGTAATTGGAGATTTGGATTAGCAATATATTTTCCACATGAAAACGGAGGTTATATTGTTCAATATGCTTCACATGAGAAAGCTATTACCTCTTTAAGTTCTTCTGCTGATATTTCTAAAATGATTATTAATCTATCATTATCAGATAGAGTAAAACAGTATATAAAATCAGCTATTGATAAGAATGTAAAAACATTAGATGCTATTCCATTCATAGGCTATAATCTAACTTATGTAACTACTGACCCAGCAGGCAAATACTTCCGTTTCTTAGGAGGAGGAAGAGCTTTTTGTATGCCAGAAGGAGAGAAAATTACTATTAATATAAAAAATGCTTCCGAAGCTTATAATGTAAAAGTTACTGGTGGATATGTAATGTATTATAATATCGATGCAGGAAATAGAAATTTTGCATTGAATGAAGATGGAATAAGTATTTGGACTAAACCTAAGAATAGTTATTCTTGTGGTATGACTGTAATATTTGATTTTTCTTATAACTCTACTGGAAAATTATTAAATGCTTCTAATGTATATTTAGGATTAGAAACTGTTTATATTAATCAAGCTGGCTCTATTGAAATGATGAAAAATGGGACATGGACTGCTGTAACATCTGTTGCAAGTGCTGGAACTTATAGAATAACAGCAAGAGAGAGCTATACGGGAGGAACAAGAACTGCTTTATCTACACTCTTAAATAATTTACCTTCTTATACTACTACTAATAATATTCAACCAGTATTAGGAATATGGGTTAGATTTGGAGTAAATGGGGTAAATGTTGATAAAAAAGGAGCTTCCATAACAGTTAGAATGTTAGACCCATTATAAATCTTGCTCATATCAATAAGTTTTCGTATATTTGCAATAGATATAGAACTTAACTTGATAGGTTACATGATTTTTTTATTCATTTTTAAAGCATTTGCTGGGAAGTAAGTGCTTTTTTTATTAAAATAAGTTTTCAAGATATAGTAGTTGAAGAGCGATATTTTACATTGCCAGATTCATTAATTATTAATATTATCTGTATTGGCATTTTAGTAGTAGATGAAATTACTTGTAAAATATAATCTGTACCTTCAATGTCAGAGCTTTCGTATGCTATAATAATATTGTAATAAGCAGAAGGAGTATTCAACAATGAAAGTGTTATTTCTTCATTTGTCTTTCCGGTAATGTCAATACCATTATCTAATAATTCTTTAATTTCTGGACTATCCTTCGTATATGGAGTATCAGCATATTTATTTGCAGAAGGGGCAAGAAATATGTCTTGTAGCCATTGAGGTAATGGTTTATTACCCCCCCCTAGTTTAGAGTCGTAAAACTTTTCAGCCAAAGCATCATCCATTAAAATCTTTCTTAACTTTTCCATTTTATTCTAATATTATTAAGTTGTCATTAGCATCTATCTGAATCCCAACAAACTTCATTTGGGGCAAGGAAATTATTCCAAGTATTTCAAGTCCCGTCTCCCTCTTGATACTTGAACGCACTCCAGATATATCGGCAATAAGAAATTGAGAGATGTCTTTCCCTTCAAAATTCGCAAAAGTATTACAGTAGTAAACATCATTCATTTCTCCTCCGGCACCAACTATCGTACCGGGAAACCTACGTCCTTTGAGAAGTCCGTACTTCTTAACTTTGTCCTCTGCAATTAAAGCAACACTTGCTCCCGTATCTATCAAGAAATAGGCTGGCTTACTATTTACTGTACATTCAATGATAAGCCTCTTGTCGGAAAGTGATTTAATCTGTTTCATAGGATGGTATTTTTAACGATTAAAGATAAGTATTCTCGTCTACACGGTGCATCTTCAAAGTACCCATAATATAGTTCCGACCAGTAGGACGATTAACTATTATAGTTGTAGGTTCGTAAGAATCCAAACATACAAACTTGCTCTCTGCACCAGCATATTCAGATTTGATAGTCACTTGATGACTTGTCATATAACTAATGAAGTTCTTGTGAACCGTACGAACATCAACCGTTCTATCGTGGAAATCGTCTATGATAAACGAAATCTCTACATCGGGATTTTTGTAGCACACTTTATCCGGTACAAAGACATCCTCCTTGTTGCTGTTAATCCAAGAAGCCGTATAGATATTCTTGGGTTCTCCTTGTGCAAGAAAGCCGTCCATCTTCAATATACGAAGACCTTTCCATTTGACTGTAAAGTCAGTATAGTTTTCGATACCAGCTTTTACGAAATATATGTTTGCTCCTATCATTACAGTCTTAAATCTTTAGTGAACATTTTTACTTTACCATCATTCTCTAAAACCTTCACTTCACATTTGGGAGAATACATATAGACTACAACATTACTGTGTACGTCTACATAGTCAATAGTCAAAACACTTTCATCAAACAGATAAATACGTATGGTATTAAATCCATCCAATTCCAAGTGAACATTAGACTTATTGGATATATATATAGTTGGGCATTTAGTTTCTTGTACCGATATGCGGCTATCACATTGGACGAAGTGAGAAACGTCCTCTTTTAAGGTTATATAATCGTGATTATCTACCCACATAGAGTAAGTATAACCATCAACTCCATCAACATCATTAAAGGTGTGCTTTCCGTTTATATAGTCAGCAAACTCCCTTTTTAAAAAGTCAACGGACATTCCCCAGCCTTCATACATTGAAGTTGCCATATATGGAATACTCTGTTGCTGCAAGGCAAGCTGCATCAGCTTCTCTCTATCCTCCTTGCAGGCTTTCCACTCTTTGTTGTACTCGCTACACAAGTCCCGTAACAAAGAGTTTTTGTAAAAGTATAGTAAGTTATGCTCCATCATTCTTCTTTAAACAAGGAAACAATAAAATCTCGTCCAGCACCCGTCCACCTTCTGTCATAAATAATACGTCCGTTATCCAAAACAGTTTGCTTAACAGAAGTGTAACCTAAGTCAGCATACTTCGCATACAACAGCCATGTGCCGTTTTGCTTGAACTGAACTTCCATCTTAGCTAACCGATTGTTAAGTTCTATTGCAGACCTCAAACCAACTTCCTTTGCAATCTCGCCAGCAGTATAAGTTTTAGAATCATGCACCAAGCGTTTAACATTGTCTTGTGCCTCCTTAGCTTCAAGTAACGCCTGCTGTTTTGCTTCATACTCCAAAGCCCATGCTCTTGCGGCTTCTGCCGGATTATTGAAGTTAGGCAATGTGATACCAGAAATAGCTTTCTTTTCACATTCAAGAAAGTAGTTCCTATAATCATAACTTAAAGGAGTTCTTGCCATCATTGCAATATGTTTAGCAAAGTCTATTGTGATAGCATAATCCTTAGTTTCATTACCGTTCGTCATTGTGACGAACCCTACCCAATCCTCATTCTCTTTAAAGAAATCATCTTCAACTATGTTTTGAGTTGCCCATCTCGACCAATTAGATTTATCTAATCCAAGTCCAATATACAACTCTCTTGCCGAAACTACTTGCTTTCCTTCTCTCTCTGAAATTTTAATTAGCTCTTTCATATTTACGACTGTTTATACGACTTGTTAATAATAATGAGAGAGAAGTAGAAGTCGCCACTACTTTCAATAGAGGAGCTACCTCTATCTATCTCCCTCACTACAAATATACTAATTAATCGGGTAATATCCTAACATTTACACCATTTCCTGCGGCAGTAGAAATATTTACCGTCCAAACTTGAATGGCTTGAAGTATCTGATAGCTACTACGCATTTGAAGCAACATCTGCGACATTGTGCCTGCATTGACATTAGTCATATCCCATATGCCTTGCATGATAGTAGTTTGCTGGAATACTTGCTGGCTTACCATATTCATATAGGCTTCCAATGCACCAGCTTGTTCTTCTGTTATGCCTTGTATTCCTTTCTGTAACGAGGATAGTGCTGCATCTTTTACTCCACTACCAAACTCAATACCAAGTTGTCCCATCAAGTTTTTTAAGTCCTCGTTTATCAAAGGAATTAGCTCTTTACCCAAGTCAGCTATCTGTTTGGCTTCTTCGGTGGTAATACCTACACCGCCAGCAGAGTTTTCTTCGGTAAATCTCTGAACCATAGCAAACATACTCTTCAACCGTTGTCCGACAATCTCAGAAGCAAGCGACTTGACAATCATATTTGTTATTAAATCATCAAAGCTTTCCTCTAAATTTGCCATTGTATCAGTTCCTTCCTTCCAAGCTGAAATCCAAGAATCGGCAAAGCTTTCTGCGGCAGACTTCACATCTGTACCAAGTAGGTTATTTACTATTTCGGTAGTGGCATCATCAATCGCATTTTGCAAGTCTATAACTTGACCTTCCAAGTCTGTAATTTTGTCTTGGTCTCGGTTTTTCTTTTTCCGGCTCTTTTCAAGTTGAAGCTGACGTTGAACTTCTGCAAGCTGTGCCTTCTGATTTGCGATGGCGGCTTTCTGTGCTGCAATTTCAGCTTTACCCATCGACTTATCAACAGCACGTTCAAGATTCTTATAAGCGTTCTCTAATTGCTTAACTCTTCTCTCGCTCTTTTCAACCTCTCTTGTGATTTTCTTGTTTCCGGCATTGAATATGGCTGATACTCCTTGCCAGATACCTCCTAATGTGTTGATTGTTCCACCTAATATATCTCCTCTTGCTATTTGAGCAATTCCTTGTGCAGCTTGTGAAGCACCTTGTATAGCTTCACCAATAGTAGATATAGTATCAGAAACTCCCTCGGAAAATCCCATCTGCTCAAAGATGTTTCCTATGGAACTAACGGACATACCCAACTGACTTACATATTCAACAGTACTTTCAAATGAACCGTCAAGTCCTTTAAAGTTATCCTTCAAATTCTCAACTTGGTCTGCAAGTAAAGCAAAAGGATTACGAGAATTTACTTCCGTCTTTAAAGCCTTAATACGTGCCATTAACTCTTTGTATTCATTAATTGGCATGTTGGCTCTATTAGCTACCGCAAACCTCTCTATCTCGTCAATCATATTATTCAAAGACACTGTACTGATTGCATTCAAGTCTTGGAATGACTTCTCCCAAGCATTAGAAGTATTCTTCCATTCCTCAAAAGCTATCTTAGTCTTTTCTTGTTCCGCACCAGTATCAACAGCAAGAGAGAGCTTTGGAGCTTTCTCGTTTATGAAGTTCTGTATCTCTTCAATCTCATTTTCTATCTCCGCTCTTACATCGGGGCTTTCAGTCACAGACAACTGCAATTCCAGCTTTGCCAAATCAGAAGTTGCATCAGTAACTCTATTGGAGATAGAAGCTTGGTCTTCCAAACGTTTTCTTTCGACCTCTGCTATCTTATCCTCCATTTCAGCGTACTTATCTGCAATAGACTGGAAGTTCTTGAAATCATCCAATGCGGCTTGTTTGATAGTGTCGCTTAATCTTTTCTGAATATCTTCAATAGCTTTTGAAGCGTCACTCTCATTCTGAACCAAAGTATTAAGAGAACTTTTCCAACTGTCAACTCTTGTGTCGTTAGGGTTCTGATTGATTAAGTCTTGTAATTTCTGCTGTTCCTTTTGGAAGGATGAAACTTTTTCCCTCAAACTATTCAATGTAGCATTAACATCAGCCTCCAACTGTTCAAGTGAAACTGGGTCATATTCAAACAAGCCAGCGAACAGTGAACCGAACTGCCCAGCGCCTTCAATATCCAATTCCAGTTCGTAGCCTTGGAACATTCCCTCAATCTTGCGTTTTGCCAAAGCAACACTTGCAGAATTTATAGAGATAGAATATTCAATCTCACTCTGTGCTTTCTTCCCGGCAACCAACTGTTTAGCTTCTGGCGATTTGAGGGTTTCAGCTATCTTATTATAAAACTTTGGAGCACTACCTTTATCAAAGGTAATCAAGTCGTTAATATCAACACTGATACCCTTAAACGCATTATCGAATAAGTCTTGGTAAGCATCCTTTACCTTTTCGGTAGCATAAGTTATATTACCAGTGTCTTTTACAAGCTGCAAGAACTTCTTTTGAATATCATCTACCAACTTAATCTGTTGCTTCAATAAATCCATTTCCTCCTTCTTTGCCTTATTCATCTCTTTTTGAGTGCTAAGGTCAAGATTTAATGCAGAGGCAATTTGTCTTGCAACTTTCAAACGATTGGCAACATATTCTTTTTCTTCGGGACTTGCAGTAAGACCTTTAGATATTTCTTCTTGTTGTGCAGTAAGCGACCTATATTCCTTTTTCAATCGGTCAATATAACTCCAAATATCTTCATCCTGCTTAATGGCAAAGCCTGCACCAGCACCACCTCCAGCTTTCTGAACAATAGAATTAACATTCTTCTGCCAATCCTTTAACTCTACATTGTACTTTTGAAGTTGTTCGGTTATCTGGTCGTACATATAAGTATTGCCAAGTTTCTTATATGCAGCTTGAAGTTCGATAAGTCTTAGCTTCTCGTTCTTCTGATTTTGTTCCAGCTTCTTATATTTCTCATTGATATTATCTATTGCTTGACCTTCTATTACACTGGAATAAGTTGGTCTATTGCTGATAATATCACTGGCTTCACGAACTTCTTGAATAGCCTTCTTTTGCTCTGTAATCGCCTTACCTAACTTGTCAATGCTTCCGGATGAACCAAATAAAGACTGAACAACTGGATTAAGCTTTTCCATTTCAGCAGTAGAACCGCCAAGATACTTCTTAGAGATAGAGTAGAATCTTGCCATATAAGTTTCACCTTTGGAAAGTCCTTTATCCAAACTTGCAACAAAGTTTCGGGTAATCTCTTGTGCATTTACTTTAGAGATACCTCCTTCTGTCATTTTCTCTATAATATTGGCAATAGCATCTTGTTGTTGTTCAGAGTACTTTTCTGTTATTACTTGATAACTCTTTTCAAGAGCTTGTGACTTTGCTTTATTATAAATAGCATCTACAACTTTATTGTAATTTTTAGCAAGTTCAGAAGCATAGTTGATTTCAGTCAACATATTGGGGAGATATGAGCCATAAGTATTGTTTATCTCCTTCAAAGCATCGCTGAAATTTCTACTTCCTTTTTCCGATTCATTTAACTTCTTTACTAAAGCGTCAAAGTCAGAAGTCATTTGCTGTGCATTTATAAGACCGCCAGCAGTAATGCTTTCCAGTTCTTTCCTAAACTTAGTGGCATTTGTGTATGCTTGATAAATAGCAACTCCCAAAGCAGCTAATCCAGCAATTATTACCGCATAAGGATTCTTTGCAACGGCAAGAAGAGTTTTATTCAAGTTTTGAGTTGAAGCTTCTGCAAGCTTTGTCGCAGCAGCCTTATCTCTCAATGCCTTTCTTGCTATTACCAAATATTCTGAATACTTGCGTAAATTCATATTAGCAGCAAGTTGTACAGTAGCAACTGCTATTTGAGCTGTCTTATATACACCCAAAGCAGTAGCAACAACTGTCAATATATTAGCTACACTTCGCCAATTCTCAAACAGACTTCTTACAAGAGATATGCTTCCGGTTAACATGCCTTGATTCTCCTTACCAATCTCATTTAGCATGAAGTCATAAGCATCGGTTAAGTTAGATAACTGTCCTGCTAAAGTTTCAGCTTGCTTTGCTTGGAAGTCGTAGAACATGCCACCTTCATCTGTATAACGGTTTAAGACTTTCATTACATCAGTGAAGGAAACCATCTTATTAGACATTCTATCCATGACATCACCTACTGAAACAATTCTTTGTTCCTGCTCAGTGTACATCTTGGCAAGTTCAGAAGTTATAGAAAGACCAGCATTGGCAAAGTCACGAGCATCCCTTGCTGTAAGTACAGTCTGTGCCCTAATCTGACCTAAGTTGTAAGTCAAACGTTCCATTGGTACACCAAGAGCGGCACTAATATCTGCAATACGTTTTGAAACATCTACAAGTTCTTCTGCTTCAAAGTTATAGGCAGCAAGCATTTTTGTTGTACTTGCCAAGTCTATTACGGTAAATGGAGATTTAAGAGCTAAAGTCTGTTGTTCCCGGAATATCTGAGAACCTTTTTCAAAGTCATTAAGTACAGCACCGATTGAACGTTCAAGCAATTCATACTGACCTCTAACGTCCATAAGACTTTTTACAAATCCCGTGATAGCTCCTAAACCAGCATAGAAGAGAACTCTTTTACCTAAGTTCTTGAAGGATTCCATCAATCCGCTATTTACCTTTTGAAGCTGAACACCAGAGGAGATAGCATCAGCATTTGCTTTTTTCAAACTTACCATTTCCTTATTTACAGTAGCAAGTTTTGCAGCATAATTAGCATCATCTGTGGAGAGATTACGTTGTACAATCTGCAAGGCTTTCAGCTTTTCAATTCTTTCTTGGATTGACTTATTGCCCATAGCCATAGCCTTTTCGTAGCTTTGACCTCCTTGTGATATTCTACTCTTCTCCTCCTCTCTTGCTATTCTTGCTGCTAAGTTGGCAGTCTGCTGACGGAGCAATATTTCTCTTTGAAGCAGCTTCTCCCTTTGAGCAACATGAACATTAATCCTTGCCTCTTGCACATCAGTTTTTACAGTAGCCAATTGCTCCATATTATTCTTAATACGGGTTGTGTTCCCTTGTATCTTAGAGAATACTTCTCGCAAATTATTGGCAACTTGCAAGGCTTGGTTCATGGAATTAACGTCTACAGATACATTCGTAGTAGTAGCTTGCGTGGCAGCAGTATTACCTTGTGCAATATTAGTTGCCCCCAAACTTTTAAGCTTGGCTTCCAACTCGGAAATCTTTGTTTCCAAAGGACGGATTTGTTGGTTAAAGCCATCAACTAAGCCCTTACCAATATTCTTACCCAATTGGTCGGCAAAGCCCTCCACACTCGCCAACTTACCTTCCAACTTGTTGGTGAAATCTTCCAGACGCTTTTCCGTCTTCTTTAGAGTTTCATCAATGCTTGATAACAAGTCCTTATCAGACATTGAAGCACTAATAACTACATCTTTATTGTCTGCCATCGCTGCTACTTTTTACTTGATTTTTGGTATGGTATCTAACACACTACGTTTAGGTGCTTGCAACTCACTTCTATCACTTTTACGTCGTTTCCAAAACTTCTCCCATATCTCCTTGTCTTTGCCACGCAAATACTTAATATGGGTACTGTCTACTGTCAAGAAAAGAACTTGCGCCATAGACAATCTATAAAGATAATCGTCATACGTAAACTGCGGAAAGCTACGTATGAAATCACCTAAATCTCCGATTTGGCTTGCCGCCATAATGTTAATTGTTCCGCTACCGTCTTCCTCATATTCGTCTGCGAAACCATAAGAGCCTTCCCCGATATGAGCACCGTAAAAACCGGTGATAAGTCGATGCTGTTTATTGCTTCAATAATGATTGCCGCCCATTGAGCAGGCTCAAATACGGAGTTGAGAATACGAGCCTTCATAAAAGCTATCAGTTTGTCATTTCTGCTCATAACTTCTATCGCACTCGCATAATCGGTTATATCATCTGGTGAGAAGAGGTGATTAACAAGAATGATTGCTACAATCTCGGAACTTACGTCCAAGTCTGTACATAGAGCGTACATCATGCTCTTATCATCCTTAATATCCTCTTCCTTTTGTAATTTCAACGCTAATTGGAAAATACGCTGGTATGAGTATGCCCTCAACCGATGCACCTTATACTGCTTATCTCCTAACTTGACAAGCGTAGGATTGTCAGTCATAATCTCTGATATTTCCCTCTTTAGCTCGTCCGGTATAATTAAATCCTTTTCTTCCATTATCATTTGTGTATTAAAGAAAAAAGGGCAGCAGCAAACAAGCCACTGCCCTTTCTCTTGATTTATAATGGGTCTTAGCTTCCAACAGAAGGTTCAGCCATCTTCATCTCAACCGTTTTGCCATCATTGTCAACTAAAGCAGTGATAGCGATGTGCAGTTTCAACGGGGCAGTCTTCAAATCAGTACCATCCCAATTGGTAGCGACCTTACCTTTGTAAATAACAATGTAGTCAATACCATTGTAGAACTCCAACTTGAACTGCTTGTAAACGTTGGTGAATGAAGAAGGCATTGTGTACAAGCCAGTAGAAGCGGTAAACTTACCGCCTTCCATAGCGGCAATCTCTTCCGGTTTGTACTTAACCAAGTCAAATTCAATCTTGTAAGAACCAAGTGTACCCACGCTATCAAGCGGAGTATCATAGAACTCACCGTTAATAGCACTTTCACTTGCGGTTTCTTGACTGATAGACAAACCTTCCAACACACCCATAAGAGGAGTATAAGAAGCTTCTGCACCAGCCCCGACTTCCGCATAGCCTAAAGACTTACATTTGTAAGTCAACAAATCTTGTGTAGCCATCTCGTCTAATTTTTAAAAGTTATTTTATATTGATTATAAATGAGGCGTTCATGTCCTTGTGGGACACTTGACGTTTCATCGAGCCACTACTTCTTAGGGAGCTTGCGCCCCGGTCGTCCATAGTTGGGTTCTCACCGTCCAATCCCCGATGCGCCAGCGGTTGAGTTAATTTTTACTTTATTAGTACCATAAATGATTTAATATACATGAAGAACAGATTGTCGCTCTCATTATATATATCATCAGTTGACAATATACCATCAGTTGATATGTCGTATTTTCCTCCGGCTTTCTCAACTTCTGCATTCACAATATCGGATATGCTTGTTTCATACTTTTCCAGCAAAGTGGTATCAAGCCGACCTCTTGTCTTGGGAGGAATATACATCTCAACTGTCACGCGAACGCTCGCAAAAGCATTCAAGTTGAACTGGCTTTTATCCTTAATTTCTCCCAGACGGATAACCATGAAGCCGCCAGCGTTTATCTCTTCTTCCAGCTTGGTAGGCATTTCCATCGGATAGATGTACTTTGTAACCTTATCTATAAAGAGAGAATAAACATATTGGTATATCGGCATTCGCCTTGCATCAATCGTACTCATATCCCTATTGTTTTAACAGTTGCCTTCCCTGCAAAATCTTCCTTAATATCGTCATATATGGTTGATAACACCTCAAACCTTCGTCTTGGATTTCCAGTATTTCCTCCTTCCAATATAGGAGCATAAGGCACTGTTGCTGCCAGCACCAAATCCCATCCTATATAAGTGGCAGGAGTATAGTTTGCCAAGAACTCGTCAGCAAGCTTTCTTCCATCTATCAGCTTGCCATGATACTTTGAGTTTTTAGTTGCCATCTGATACGGATACAAGTAGCCGCTCCCCTTCAAATTGCCTTGATAGAACACAGCCCAAATATAACTATCAGCCAAGTTGTAAGTCTGGTCGGTAAATCCGCTTTCAGAATATGCTTTCTTCAACAATTCGGGTGCATAGGCTATTAGTCGCTGGGTTTGCTCGCCAGCAAGTCTGTCAAACAGTTCTTGCCGAACCCTTTTCAAACCACTCAAATCAACTTTTACTTTTATCGCCATCCACCTTTTCTATTTGCATATATAGTTATAGCACCTAACATCGAAGGTATGCTGTTATCAACTTGCATCTTAATTTGCTCTCCCATAACATCACATTCTATCCAGTCCTCATTACGTACCGGATTGATGTACTTCCCGTCCTCTCCTTTTATCAAAGGAATAGAAACAACGTAGTCGCTTGTTTGAGCGGTCGAACCGGATTCAGCAACAGAAAGATTCACGTCCATTACTCCTTCATAGACGGTATCTTCTTCATCGTCACCCATAGAGCTTTCGATGATTCTATATATACGTCCCGAAAAAGGAAATTCTTCTATGTCACTGAATGAAATCATATCACATCTATAATTTTCAAAAGTTTAATCTTTGGGCGAGCAGAGATAAGAACCTCGTAATTCGGGTCGTTATACCTCTTATATATACCCAAAGCATAACTGATTTTATTACTCTGATAGATGTCCGTTTCTGAACCAACTGTACGCTGGAAGTTATTATGAGAGGCAGATTGAGATGCTGTACTTGAAGGGCTTAACAACACTGCGGTAAATATTATATCGGCAGTCATTAAATCCTTTTGCTCTTGGGTCAACGTCATAGCATCCTCGTTTACATCTGTAATGCCGCGGTCAAGAGCAATTCTCATAAATGTATTCTCCTCAAACGAATACCGACAAGATGAAGAAAGCCATTCAAGTATAGTCATATATAACCCTCCAAGTTTAAGAATCAGCAGTCAAAGTATCAACAACAATGTGTTCCATAAACTCGGTCAACACTGGCATATAACGACCGATAGCATCAGTATGATATGCCTTGTAGATACCGTTAGGAACTACCTTGTTAATAATATAAACCAAGTCATTCTGTGCAGAAGCGATTGAATAGTCAATCGTCTTGTTTGCTTCACGCTGCAACAAGATAACATCGGCAACATCAGAGTGAACAACACGACCAGCAAAGCCAATAGGACGCAGAACTGCTACGCCAGCCTTCCATCCTTGTACAGTCTTAATCGTTTTGATGTCTTGTACCACTTGTTCCTCTTTCACAATGCGGATAGGAGAAATCTTAGATACAGAAGAACGAGAATACTGAATAAGCTGCTCCCAAGAAATGATGTTAGTATCAATGCCGGAAGCACCATTAGTAACAACAATAACTTTATCGGGCGCATACAAGCGAATCCAACGGTTAACTTCTTCCTTGAAGTATTTGTTGTTCAACAAGTGAGTGATAACCATGTCATACGGCAAATCCCATTCCATTGTACCAGTAAATCCAGTACGGTCACGGAAATCTTTCTCAATCTTTGCCATTTGTTCCGGAATGTTAGCTTCTGCGTTCGTCCATACTTCCTTACCAGCCTTAACAAAGTTTTCAGTAGGCACATACTTCGGGAACTCATGTACGACACCGGACATACCACGAGAATCAGCATTGCTGTACTGACCTCCCTTAGACAAAGCTTGTGCGGCAATGTTAGAAAGACGGTAGTTGTGTGTCTTAATCAAGTCAGCAACACCACGTACATAACCTTCCAACAAAGTAGCATTAGCTTCACCAAGTTCATTCAAGCGTGCTTTCAATTCCTCTTTTGAAAGAGAAGTTTCAAACAAGCCTTTACCGAACTGAGGGATAGTACCAGTTCTCTGTTCCCAGCCTTCGTTATCCATCTGAGCAACTTCACTCAACGGTGTCATTGCATCAGCCATCGGAACGGGGCGGCGAGTAACATTATAGATAGTATAAGCAGGGTCAAGCTTCGGGCGGCTCATGTCAATAGGGTACTTGCCACCATCAACAGTAAAGTGTTCCTGCCAGAAGAACTGGTTTGCATCCATGACGATTTTCTCGTCAATGAGCGTCTGAATAAATACGCTCGTACCGTCAGAGTTTACCAAGCCTCTTTGATAGAGTTGGCTTACTAACTCGTCGGGATTAAATTGATATTTATATGCGTTTGCCATAATTCTACTCCTTTCCTTTAGATTTCAAATACACCTTCGATGTAGTTGCGGTTCTTAGCCAATACATACTTCGGAAGCGGTTGCATACGTTCAACAAATGCACGCTTGCCATAAACAGTGTTGATGTTGTGCTGAACATCTGTAACTCCCCAGCGACCATCAGTCGGAGCGAACTGTGTATCTACTTCGATGAAGGTATTCGGGTTTTTAACCAACACAGTAGCGTCGGCAGCAGCAGCAGTTGCAACGTCACCATTGCTATCAGCAGCTTCAACCAAAATATCATCAGTAGTCAGAGCACCGATTGCAGTGTCAACAGTAAGAATAAACTGCTTGTTCTCTTCATCGAACTCAACAGATGTAACCTTACCAGACTGTCCCGCAGTTTCAACTGTATCGGGAGCTTTCATAAGTACATTGCCTACTTCGGGAATGTGAGAATAGCCAGAACCATCTACATATAAAGTAGTGTCTGTACCAGCAGTCGTAGCCTTTGCCACCTTAAACGTTTTCAGAAGGAAACCCGGTTTCCACAATCTGTATTCGTACAAGTCAGCCGCAAAAGCATAACCAAAACCCTTATACGGGTTTCCAATGGTAGAGCCATAGAGGACATTGGAACGTTCCTCGTGATTGGCGTCCTTCCACCATACGAACTTGCCACCTCTAAATTGTTTAGCGGAAGCAAAGAAGGTTTCTAAATTAAATTGTGCCATTTTTTTTAATATTTAAAGGGCGTTTATATCCAAGCTTACACTTGAATAATTTGACGTTTCATCGAACCGCTACTTCTTAGGGAGCTTGCACCCCGGTCGTCCATAGTTGGGCTCTCACCGTCCAATCCCCGATGCGCCATCGGTTGGGTTAATACTATCTTAAAGTTTGACGGGTTTTATGGCAGCAAGGTAGTCTTCCATTGTTGTTTTCTTTCCGTCCGGAGATAATGGTGTAATATCACCAATAGAGCTTCTGAATATATCTTGATAATCTTTCAGCAGTCTTTCTGCCTCGGCATTAACATCAGCATCAATTGCGATATTCTGCTTACCAAGATAGTTACGAAAAGATTCATGTAAATCTTCCCTCACCTTAGACTTGGCTGTATCGTATATCTGATTGCGAACAGACTTCGTTTTCTCTTGCAATTCAAACTTTTCCAGCCTATCAAGTTTCTCTTTGTACTCGGCAGGCAACTCAAATTTCGAAGGCTTTTGATTGCCTTCTCCACCATCATTACCTTTTTCAGCCTTTTTCTTCCATTCTTCAATCTGAGATTTATATTCAGCTTCCTTAGCTTCAAATCCCTTAGTCGCTTCTGAGAATGCGTTCTTTCTTGCATGTCCGCTACTTTCAACTGAAATATTCAATGCGGCTACTAAGCCAGCATCTTCAATCGGAGCATCCTTGTAAGCTTCTGCAAATTTCTCAGAGAACTTATCTCTAAATGTTTCACTCAAATCAAAATTACGTTCTTCGCAAATCTGATTAACTTTAGATAAAACTTCTTCTTTTTGTGCCATTGTTCGTCAATGATTTTATTATTTTGAACAAAAATAAATAGCTTTTTCGTTACTCATACTGTGGTTATCGAAAAAGTAGCATATTTATTTTAAGGTATGTAGCTTGTTTTTCGATAAGTGGCATATATCGAAGCTTAGATTGCGTATTTTTGTAGAAAAATAAAGAACCATTATGAGCGAGAAAATACAGAAAGACAAAATTGTTAGTCCATTGCCGGGTTGCCAATATGAAGCCATCCGAAGCAATGCTGACTATGTTGTGCTTACTGGTAGTGGTGGAGGTGGAAAAAGTTTTACATTAGGATATGCACCAATTTCATATCTATATGAAAACCAAGGAGCAAAAGCTGTATGGTTTATGCGTAACGTTGGCGACTTTTTTGACGCTGGTAAAGTAGTGGACGGTCTTAAAGAAATATATCCGCTTATTGACAGACGTTTCAGAATACAACCAAGAGAACCTATTGGAGAAGTCATTAAGGTTCAAGACGATATGGGTGTGAAGTTTTTCAATAGTTCTGAAATCAAATTCCAGCAGTTGAATAATGAAAGTCCCACTGTAATAGATAAGATATTCAAAGGATTGCAGTTTAAGAAAGCCATATTTGAAGAATGCAATAAATTTGAATGGAGAACTATTTCTACTTGTCAAACCCGTCTGCGTGCAAACACTAAGGGTAAAGCCCAAATATATCTTGCTCAAAATCCAGAACGTGAATGCTTCATACGTAAGCTATGTGGTTGTGGTAAGAATGGTGGGGGATGGATTGGAGATGATGGAAAACCCATTAAAGAAATGAATGGAGTTGTTCGGTTCTTCCACATTGTAAAAGGTAACTTGGATGAAGTCTATTGGGGAAATACTAAGGAAGAGGTTTATTCCAAATGCAAAGACATCATAGACAATCTTTTGCAGATTGACCCGGATATGTCTTATGAGGACTTTATTATGAGCATGGTATTCTTTACTTTTGATGTGAGGGATAACCAAGCAATGCTTAAAGCAAACAAAGGTTATCGCGCTATGGCTGCAACATCTGTGCTTGCAGATTCAATGTATGAACCTAACTGGAATTTCTCTATACAAGACGAAAAAGAAGAAGAGGAGGATAATCTTTCCGAAGTGACAGAGGATGATATTCTCAACATGTTTACTCATGTTTCTCCATGTAAGTGTAAGAAGGAGCGTATTACTGTGGATATGGCAACTACTGGAGAAGACAACTTTGTGATGAAGCATTGGGTAGGTTTCCATTGTGACGATATACAATATTGTATGAAAAACTCTAATCTTGAAGCCGTAAAGATGATTAAGCAGTTTATGGTTAAGCATGGATTGACTGATAAAGAGCTAATCATTGATGTGCAAGGTAACGGTTTCTTAAAAGAGATTTTCAATCTTGTATCAGCAAACGGTGGAGGTGTCGCATTCTCTGGAGCGATTGCCGCAACTGCTAAAGGAAAGAAGTTGTATGAAAGATTTAAGGATGAAGCTGCACACCTTGCTACCCAAATGATAAAGGCTGGATTGATAACCTATGACAGACAGCTTGCTAAAATGAGATATACACATCAGAAGCTAAAGCGTGAAGGTTCTACTACTGTCTTAAAACAAATGCAGTTTGAGAGCAGAATATTCAAATTTAAACGTTTGCCTTCGGGACGAATACAGTTTGAAGGAAAGAAGGAACAACATGCTCTGATAAAAGGCTTTTCTCCCGACCTTACAGACAATATCATTATGCTTTGTGGGGGATTGTGTTATGACTGTTATAGGGAATTGGCTGGTGCTACTGGTGGAGAATTGAGAAGGAAATTATCTCTTGAAGATATAATGAACCAAGTAAATGGTACTGCACAACCAACAAGGGAGAGAGGAAAGATTACTAATTCAGATAAGATATTGAAAATTTTAAGCAGCATATAAAAATGATAACGAGAAAAAACATTGATTGGTATTTGTCAGAACCAACGCGGCTGTTATTGAAGAAGCCTTTTACAAGAGGTGGAAAATTTCAGTCGTGTAAAACTTATATTGGTGATGTTACACTTAACCAAAAATCAACTGCCCAGTTGAGCGACTTGACATTGCAAGAGGTTTCACAAGACCTCTATCTGAGAGAGTACGACCCTTCTCTACACAATATAAAGTATAATAATTCAATTCCTAAGATTGCAGTCAGAGTTGGAGATACTGATATAGTCATAGATGAACTTGTGCTGACAGTTTCTTTGCAAAAGAATATTCATGCGGCACATGTTCTTCATCTCACTGCTAATCCTATTTCTTTTACTCTCTGTAATATAGAGAAGAACGATACCATCAGTAAGAAGTTTCAGAACTTCAAGCTGGAATGGAACATGAGGAATATGGAGCAAATCAAGTACGAACTAATATCCAAGCAGAAGAAGGTTGGCGATGCTGGCGTACTATTCAAATTTGACCCTATAAAGAAAAAGGGAACAGTTAAAGTCTATTCCTATGATGATGGATATTCTGTCATACCCAACTACAATGAATATGGAGAAGAAATTTCACGCTCCTTATTTTATAAGATAGATGATTTGACAGAAGTCATTGATACATTCGATGATAAGTACCTTTATCGTTCAATACGAAGCAAAGAAGGAGAACCTACCAATAATGGATGGGTTACTGAAAGGATTCTTCATGGGTTTAGCCGTAATCCTCTTGTCTACCATAGAGGCAAAGTAGCTTGGGAATATTCTCAAAGTATAATTGAGATAATTGAATTGCTTACAAATATACATGCTGTGACATTAAAGCGGTTTGGTACTTGGGGATTAGTTTTAAAAGGGGAAATGAATGAAGACAGTTTCAAGAGAGATAATGGAACATTGGTTATCAATCTCCCGGCAGACGAAGGTTCAAGCTACAAGACAGAAGCAAAGACGTTGGAGTTTCCAGAGCCGGAAAGTATGATTGCTTATCTGGAATATTTGTTGGAACAAGTTTCAATCGCTTCATCTGTAAGCTTCATTACTCCAAAAGATATTACCAATACTGGAAGCGGTGGCAACGGTATTGCATTGTCTATGCGTAATGATATTGCACTGGCTACTCAAAGTGTTGCTGATTGGTCTGATTCTATCAATGAAATAACCTATCTTTTCCAAGAGATGTTAGGATTGGAAGAAGACCAGACAAATGCTTATACAGATTTGAAAATTAAAGCCAAACTGAATATTTGGAGCATGGAAACCAACAATACTAAGATTACCAACTTAGCTATGGAATCTAAATGGATTTCCCGACAAACCTTGATTGAAGAATCTCCGTCTTCTGCACCGGATGAACTTGACCGAGTAGAAAAAGAGAAGAAGCAAGAGGAAGAAGATGCTATCAAGCAAGCTGAAAAAGCTGAACGGATAAGCAAGAACAACAATACAGAGATTATCGAAACTCCTAATAAAACTACTTACAGTAGCAACGTTTAAAATAATAATATCATGGATTGGACGCAGATTTTAGTATCAATACTTGGAGGGGGGGGGTTCTTAGGTGGAATAGTTTCACTTGTAAACATGAAACCCTCTCGCAAGAAAGCGATGGCAGAGGCTCGGACAGTTGAGATTACCAACCTTGAAAAGTCAATATCAATAATGGAAAAAAGCTACAGTAACATACAAACGTATGTGAACAAGGAAGTAACCCGTATTGAAAATGACCTTTCAGAACTGAAAAAGAAGTATGAAGAAAAAGTTATCTCTATACGGCAGGCGTACATTTGCAAAGTGCCAAGCGAAGAATGTCCCGTGCTGTTAAAGCAAGCAAAGTTTGATATGGCACATGAATGCGATGAATGTAGAGGTTGTGAAAAAAATGAAAAGAAGGAGGACTGAAAATGAATATAAAGAACTATTTTAATATCAAAGAGCTTGTATGCAAGCATGTATATAACAAGTTTGGAGAAATGGCTTGGACGTTTTTTGACCCACGATTGCTTGAAACAATATGCGTCATACGAGAAAAGCTTGGTAAGCCTATAACTGTCAATACTTGGCATTCGGGAGGAGGTCTAACGCAAAGAGGACTTCGTTGTAATGTATGCCAATTAGTAGCTGAAAAGACCCGATTGGAGAAGGTATATGTATCTGCACATCTGCAAGGAACTGCACTGGACTTTGATGTGAAGGGAATGACCGCTTTGGAAGTTCGTAATTGGATTAAGGCAAATCAGATACTTCTTCCTTATCCGGTACGCTTGGAACAAGATGTCACTTGGGTACACTTAGATGTACGTACTGATGGAAGTAATGGCAAAGTAACCTATTTCAAAGGATGAAAAAGGTTCTTCTCCTAATAATCCTTTTGCCTCTTTTGTTTTCATGCCGAACTGCAAAAGACTTGGAGAAAAATACAGAAATAAAAGAGATTATCAAAGAACGGCATGACACTTTAATGGTACACACAAGAGATAGTATCTATTTTTCTGTTATTCAAAAAGGCGATACTGTTTTTAATACTAAGTATATTGAAAAAATCAAGTACATAGACAGAACAGTCATACAGAATGATACTATATATCAAGAGAAAGAAGTCATTAAGGAGAAAGAAGTCATTAAGAAGCATGTTCCATCATGGTGCTGGTGGCTTTTACTAATTAATGCAGCAATCATAGGAATAATCGGAATTAGGCACTTATATACAAAGTAATAATTAATAAAGTAAACGTTTGATTTTTAGTTTATAATATCTTATCTTTGTACTAAATCAAAAGCAATAGCATGTTGAAAGCCTATAAATATAGATTGAAGCCTACTAAGGAACAGAAGATATTCTTTGAGAAATCCTTTGGATGTGTACGCTTTATCTATAATTGGGCTTTGGCAAAGCGGATAGAAGCCTATCAGAACGAAGGGAAACGAATAAATGCGGTTGAACTATGCAAGATGCTTACCGACTTGAAGAAAGCGGAAGGCATGGAGTGGCTGAAAGAAGTAAGCAACGAATGCTTGCAGCAGTCAATCCGGAACTTGGATAGTGCATTTACAAGATTCTTTCGTGAGAAGAAAGGGTTTCCTAAATTCAAATCCAAGCACAAAAGCAGAGCAGTATATAAGGCTATCAACTCTGTAGCAGTAGACTTGGATAACAACCGGATTAAACTTCCTAAAATCGGATGGGTGAAACTGTCTGAGAATAGAAAGTTTGAAGGAGATGTAAGGTCTGTCACGGTATCTAAAACCAAGACAGATAAATACTATGTTAGTGTATTGGTAGAGGATGGGAAAGAACTTCCATCCAAAGAACCGATAACTTATGAGGGTACAATCGGGATAGATGTAGGAATAAAGGACTTTGCAGTATGTTCCAATGGGGACGTATTTCAAAACCCTAAATATCTTGAAAAAGCTACTGACCGATTGAATATAATCCAAAAGCGTTTCAGTAAATCCAAGAAGGGAGGAAACAGATATGAAAGACTTAGAAAGCAGTTAGCAAGACAATACGAGAAAGTAACCAACCGACGGACAGACTTCTTACACAAAGTAAGTACAAAGCTCGTTCGCGAAAACCAAGCGATAATCATAGAGGACTTGAACATTAGCGGCATGATGAAAAATCACAAGCTTGCACGTTCAATAGGCTCTGTTGGTTGGGCTACTTTCTTCTCCATGCTTGAATACAAGTGTGAATGGTACGGAAAGACTTTAATTCGCATAGGTCGCTTTGAACCGTCTTCAAAGATGTGTGAGTGCGGATATATAAATAGAGAACTTAAACTTTCCGACCGCAAGTGGACTTGTCCCAAGTGTGGAACTACAAATGACAGAGATTTACTTGCAGCCCGAAATATTAAACGCTTCGGACTACAAGCACAGAATTTATTAACCCAACCGATGGCGCATCGGGGATTGGACGGTGAGAACCCAACTATGGACGACCGGGGCACAAGCTCCCTAAGAAGTAGCGGTTCGATGAAACGTCAAATTATTCAAGTGTAAGCTTGGATATAAGCACCTACTACGTAAAATGGCGAACGAAGTAAACCCTATACTGAATATATACAATGAAGATGGCACTCCCTTCCACGACATCAGTTTGAGAAAACACACTTTCTCAACTATTGTTATGTCGTTAAATGACAAGATAGAAGGAGAGTTTTATTATAAAGACAATTCACTTTCGTTTACTCTGCAAGAATATGTAGAGTATAAAGGAATAAAGTACATTCTTAAAAATCCTCCCGTAGTTGTTAGAAAAGGAATGACTTCGGAAAACAGCGAGGCAAAGGGAATGACTAAATATAGTTGTACTTTCTACCATGAAATGATTGAATTGTACAACATTCCCTTTACTGACATTGCTATTAGTAGCAGTGAGGAAAGTTATCGTAGCGAAAAACGGACTTTCTCGTGGATTGGTACATTAAGCATGTTCGTTCAAAAAATCAACTCATGTCTTGTCGGAACTAAATGGACTTGCAAGTTACAGCCAACATTTGTAGATGATGGGACAATGAGTGATGTGTTATCATTCAGTAATCAATTTATTTCAGACGTTTGCAAGACTGCATACGAAACATGGAAAGTTCCATTTGTAGTTGATGGATATACTATTTGGTTTGGCAAGCCATCTAAGGAAATACTTGACAATGAAAACAAGCCATACATATTCAAATTCGGACAAGGTGTAGGACTAAAAAACAATGATTGCACACCAAAGAATAATAAGGTCATTACTCGTATTGCTGGATATGGTAGCAACATTAATATTCCGTATGGCTATCCTATAATTACAGATGCAGACGGAAATCGCATTGAGCACCCATATACTCGTGACACGTTAATGCCATCAGTATATGTAGAGGCTGTTAGAAATAAAGTCTTGTTTGGTTCTAAAGACCCTCTTATTGACTACTATGACGCAGATAGCAGCTATCCTACTCCTATCAATCCTCTTGCACCAGTATTCCATATCCAAGAATTTTCCAGCATACGACCTACTATTGAAGGTATGACATACAAGGGACAAGCTATTGACTTGTTCAAAGAAGTAATAGTACCGGAAGGTGGCTGGGATGATTATATTGACCCCGAAACGGGAGAGGTTAGACAGTCGTATTTTGATGTGACGCTTTATCCTCTTGGCTTTGACTTATATGCACAAGCAGCAGTTACAAGTGGAATGACCTTCTCCATGAAGTCCGGTGACACATTAGGAGCTAACTACGAGGTAGCAGTAGATTGGGAAGATGTAAAAAAGAACTTCTATGTAACTGATGAAGCTGGAAACATTGTATTCAAACCAAATGGAGAACAGAGGGACTATGCTAAATATCCAGACAGTACAGACCAAGCTATTACTATTAAACTGACAAAGGACTTAGATACATTTGGTACGATAATGCCAAGCAAGTTCCAGCAAGTAAAAACTGGCGACAAGTTTGTCATATTGCACATTGAAATGCCACAAGCATATATAGACAAGGCACAAGAACGTTTGGACGTTGCCATGAAAAGATATATGCTTGAAAATAATATGCCTTTGTATGACTATCCTTTGAGCTTCGACGAACACTTCTTGGAAACAAACCAAGCAATTCTTGCGCAGATTAAGCCTAATACTATTGTCAGATTCTTGTATAAAGACAATGAGGACGCTATGGAATTATCCGTAAAGGAAATGTCAATCCAATATGGTACAAATCCCCTTCCTACTTATAATATTACCTTAACGGACGAAGTGTCTATTGTACTGAATCAGATAGGACAGATAGCTGATGGACTTAGCAAGTTAGGAAGCCAAGTAGCACAGTTACAAGCTATTTATGGACTTGACATTGTAGGCGAACTGAACAAAAAACTCAGCAGAGTTAAAGATGATACCGCACAAGGAATGATAACTTTCTTGCGTGGATTGAAAGTCGGTAGCTATGTGACCGGAAGTACGGGCGGTATATTCTATGCAGATACAGACGGAAAATCACATGCAGAGCTTGATTATCTGACAGTAAGAATGAAAGCCATGTTCTATGCTTTGGAGATTATCAAGACCGGAGTTATCGGAGGTCGTCAAATGATTACTCCCGGTGGTGCAATCGAATGTATCAAGATAGAAGATAGAAATGATATACTTGACGAAGAAGGTAACAAGACTGGCGAAAACATTTGGGACTACTGGCGATGCTATTTCTATCAAGATGATGGCACAGAAGCGTTAGATAATCGTTTCCGCGCTGGGGATATGGCTTTAGCACAAGACTTCAATATTAAGGAGGGAGTTTATGAGAATGTGTCAAATCATTACTTTTGGCGTTTAGTCGTAAACGTAGGAACTAATTACATTGACATCTCAAAAACTGATGCTGATGCAGCCAGTGATGCACCACGAGTAGGAGATACCATTTGCCAATTAGGTAATAAGACCTTTGTTGATGCAAATGGTGTTACTCATGTAGAGGACAAGACAAGACAGAATGCAATTATCTTTAGTGCAGTTGACACTTTCTCACCAAGTATGACTTTATATGCTGGCATAAACAGCTATTCATACCTCAACAAAGAGTATGTGTCCTATGGTGTTGATAAGACCACAAATCTCGCTTATATGAACGTCTATGGCAACTCTTATATCGGAGCAAGAGATAAGAGCAGCTATATGAAGTTTGATACGGTAACTGGTGTTGAGATAAAAGGTAAACTTGTAACTAAATCCGGCAAAGACGTTGAGGAAACATTCAACAGCTTTCAAGACCAGATAGATGGAGTAAAGGAAACTTGGTACGGAGAATATACACCAACTCTTACTAATCAGCCAGCAGTTGATTGGAACACAGAAGCTTTGAAAAAACGGCATGAAGGTGATGTATTTACCAATATCCAAGAATATGTCGATGATGAAACTACTCCCGATGCAGGCAAATCATGGAGATGGGTAAAGACGGGAGATACATGGGGATGGAAGCAGATTGCAGATAATGACACTTCAAAGGCTTATCTTGAAGCAGCTAAAGCGCAAAAGGCAGCAGAAGAAGCTAAGAAAGAAGCCAATGACGCAAAGCAGACTGTAACCAATATGAAAGACTTCACAGACGAAGCCTTTAAAGACGGTATTGTTGACAGACAAGAAGCTGCTGCGATTAAGAAATATTTGAACTCAATTAAATCAATACAGAAGAGCGTAGCTGAATCTTATTCTAAGGTTTATGGTAATCCTTTATTGTCCGGTACTGCTAAGGTAGAACTAAAAACCGCTTATGATGGATTTAATGTGGCAACTACCGAGCTTATTACTGCTATTGATGATGCCATAGCTGACGGAGTAGCTACCTCAACGGAAGTCGCTTTGGTAGATGGTAGGTACGACACCTTCAATACCAAATATGGAGATTTTATAGCTTATTTGAATGCAGCCAACAACTTTATCCAAGACAAAATAAACACTTCCGCAGAAGATGCGAAGAAAGCTGCGGAAGAGGCTCAAAAGGCGGCAGATGCAGCTAAAGCAGAAGCGGAAGCAGCTAAACAAAGATTGGATAAGTGGGCAGAAGATGGGGTTATATCTCCTACTGAAAAGCAATCAATCAAAGATGAAATAGTTCGTATAGACGCTGACAAGACAAATATTACAGCAGGATATACTTTGTATTCATTGGGTAGCCCTACGGGTTATCTGAATGCTCATAGCAATTATCGTGCAGTGTTGGTTACATTGTCGGCTTCTACTCCCGAAAATATAACCATACCTTCTGACTTCGCTTCAAAGCAATCTGCATACTACAACCAACGAACAGCAGCTTTGAATGCTATCAGTGATGCAGCTAAAGCAGCAGTAGATACAGTTAAAAAAGATTTGGCTGGTTATGAATATCTAAAGAAAGCGTGGAAAGAGAGTACCACAATCGAAGGTGGTGTTATTCAGAATGCGTTAAACATGCTGGGATATACTGACCCGGTAGCTGGATTTAAAGTAATGTCCGGTATGAATGGTGTCTATGATGCTACTAAGGTCGGTGGAGGTATTGCTTCTTGGTATGGAGGTTCTATGAAGGATAGAGCAGATTATACAGAAGCAAACATGCCATCAGATGTAGCAAAGGCTATCATTCGTATGGATGGCTCTGGCTACCTTGCAAGCGGTGCTGTATGGTGGGGGACTGATGGTGTTTTCCATGCTGACCCACAATCATTCATCATCAAAGAAAATCAGCTTGGCGACTATGTTTCTCTATTCCAGATTGTATATCGTTCTGGAACTCCGAAGACTATTAGCTACATGATACCACAATATCCAATGCAGAAATTGACAGTTTCCGACTACATCGAAATAGGAACAACTGGGTATCGCATTGGAGTGGATAGTGCCAATAATGCTATTAAAGTCTACAAAGAAGATGGCTCGGCTGTTAACTTCTACGCAAGCGGTGCTGTATCTGCAAAAGGTATCAGTTCCGGTAGTGGCGGTGGAGGAGGCGGTCTTATTGACACCGTTTATGGATATTCAAGTTTAGGTGGCACTTTTGCTGATTCAACATTATCAGACACCTTTAACGCATACACTATCAACAAGTTGGCAAGTAGAATTACTGAACTTGAAAAGAATGGTGGTGGAGGTACTGGCATTGCTGGTATCAAAGTTAACAGCCAAACTTATGCGCCAGACACAAGCAAGTATATTACGCTCCCAAACTACCCTTCCACTACTATTACTGGAACGGGAAATGTCCTTACCAACGCTACTTATGACAATAGTACGCGAGTACTGACATTAACTAAAGGCAATATTGCTACTACCGCCAACCATTTAGAGAGATATGCTCAAATAACCTCTACTGCGATAGATACTGTATCTACATTTACAGCATCTAAGACATCTGTATGGGAGGCAAATGGTACTGCATATGGAACTACTGGTGCTAATGATACTGTATTAAACATTGGTTCTGCGGCAAATAGGTTATTCCAATTAAGAGCAGCCTATAATTCTGATGATTTTTACTTTAGAGGTGTTGGTGCAAGTTCTTTCAGAACTTGGTACAGAATACTCCACGGAGGAAATTATAAAGAATATACAGACGCTCTTTATGTGAAGAAGGCAGGCGATGAAATGACTGGCAGATTACAGTTGAAAAATGCGGCTGCATTTTCTATTAGAATGCAAACAGATACTTCTAATTATAGAAGAGGTATCATTTGGAATAATGTCGCATCAGATACAATAATTGCCGAAATTGGGTATCAAAATACTGTACAACGTATATTCTTAAATCCATTGGGAAGCACAGAAGTTTGGAGTGATGCTGCTGGGAAATATAGTTTTATTATAGGGAATAACTTCTTAACCTATAATACTTGGACTATCCTTCACTCAAATAATAGTACTAATTATGCTTCTGGAAGTGTCAAAGTCGCAAATACGAGTGCAGATAATATAAATAATACGAATAGAGCAGGAAGTAGTAGGGTCAACTTCTTTGATATTTATAGCTTAGGGAGTACGATGCCTGCGACTTATGGTAATATCATGGAAATATGTAGTACTCGTTCAAGTCATTGGCAACCACAGCTATTTTTTGGAGGATGGATAGATGGACATATTTTTTATCGTAATAAAAGTTATCCAGAAACGGGATATGGACCGTGGAAGCAACTCATTGATTCAGAGAACTACAGTAGCATCCTAAATTCTACCTACGTCAAAAAGGCTGGTGATACTATGACGGGAAACTTAGTCGTAGGTACTAGGCAAATAACTGCAAGTATATCTTCTCAATGGGGAGAATTTTATATAAATATTAGTAGCTCTACAACCGGAGAATGGGATAGAGGATTTGGTGCTAATATAAATAATTCTTCTACTCCAGTAACAGTAAAATTTGGTTTTTATGGTGCTGGGCAATCTGTTTCTTATGCTTATGCTGGACTTTTTTCAAATCCGTGGCAAAAATGGGACAACAATACATCTACTATATCAACCGAATTAGTAGTAAATAAAAATATAATTGGATTAAATAGAGAGTTTTCGCTTCTAAGTGGAGATGAACATTTTCAACATAGATATTGGAGTGGTGTAGGAAGTTATAGTTATGAAGTATTGCTGTTGTTACCTATTCCTGCTACAACTAATTTAGGCGGTCTTAATACTATAGATGGTACTATATCTGGATATACAAATGGAGCTAATCAATGCTTTTGGGTTGATGTGAAGATTTCGACTATTTATAATACTACTTATTGGAATATAAAATCAAGAAGCTCTTTTTTAGCTAATCAATATGTATTAAAAAAATGTAAGTATAATGACATTTGGTATTATTGTATTGAAATCCCATATCGGGATAATAGAATAGATAGTTATTATTTTAGAGGGGTTATTCGTTCAACTATTGCAGGAGGATTATCAACTATCACTTTGCCATACCGTATAAAATATAAAACTAAGGCAAATGGAAATAATGCAGAAGTTATTAATAACTCTGAGATTAATAGTAGTCTTAGTACAACACTGACACAAGGAGGGATTACATATGTATCTTCTATTGAAGATACATATTATCAAAATATTAAACCCCATCTTAGTAATTCAATATTTTTGGGAACTACTGATTTAAGATGGAAGTGTGTTTATAGTTATAATCTCGACATAAGTTCTACAAGTACTTTTGGAGGGGAAGCAACTTTTAATGGTGGAATGTATTCTGGTAATATCTTTCCGTTAAGCAATAATAATTACAGAATAGGTTCAAGTAGCAATAGATTTATAGATGCGTATATTCAAACTTGGGTCTATGCTAATTCTGGTCTTTATATGAATCCATCTGGTATAACCCAAAATGGTTCTTATTTGGAACTTTCAAGCGGTGGAAATGAGATTATTATAGCTGGAGGCACTGATTTTTATGTTAATTATAGAGGTGCAAGTTATGGCGGTAGGTCTGTTCCTAAAAAATGGTATTGGCATGCAGGAAGCAGTTCATCTTGGACAAATATGGAATTTGGAGATTGTACCCTGCATGGTTGGATAAATAGCACGGGAATATCTGAAAGTGGCGCTTATTCTTTTAATGTAGGAGCAAGGTTCTCAAATACGAGCCATGATAGCATTGAAATTGTTGGAGGTAATTATACAATGGGACTTGGCTGTCATTCAAATGGTTATTGGTATTGGTGGAGAGGTACAGCTAATCCGACAATCTCTACAAATAAATCGTATGTTATGGCATATGATGGTAGCACATGGGCTTTTACTGGAAGTATTACTGCTACGGCTGCAATCACTGCTAAAGCTACTTCTGACTTTAGATTAAAAGAGAATTACGATGGGCTTATAGATTACCGAGAAAGACTACTAAAACTTGGCAGAGTTTATGACTATAATTATAACAAAAAAGCATTGGATTTATACCAAGATAGGATAGACAATAAACGTCATACCGGACTTGTATATCAAAATGCGGTGAAAGCTGGTATCACAAATTTCTGCCACGAAAAAGACGAATATGGATATGGTAGCTTGAATTATTTATCTCCCGACCTTATCGCAACAATCATTGGTTCTGTGCAAGCCAATATCCTTTCTATCCGTCTTGTTGAATCAGAGCAAGAACGAATGAGAAAGGAATTGGAACATGCTAAATCAGAGATTAATAGGCTTAAAGGCTTAGTTGCCTCTTTACAGAACTAAGTTCTTTTTCTAAGGTAGCTATCTTCTTTTTGAGGGTAGCTACCTCATTATCTACTTGCTGAATACCTCGCCATAATACGGGTATTAAACGTTCGTATTGTATTACATAATAATCTTTAAAACAGTTACTTACCCATTGACTATATCCATTTATTAGCAAGTCTTGTGCAATAAGTCCGTAATGCTCCTCATTGTCATTAAAGATTGGAGAATTTGCTTTTGCGGTATCATTCCAGTAATACTTCACCGACTTTAACTTGTTAATAATATCCAAAGCATTGTATTCTTTGATATTTTTCTTCAATCTTATGTCAGAAGAGGAAGACTTGGCTGTAACTGCGCCAGTTGCCTCTATATTGCCATTAATTAGTAATCTTGAACTATTTAATTGTAACCATCTTGCATTAAATTGTTTTGAAGTATTTGCGCTACTTAAAACTATTTCATTATTATAATATCCCAGTCCAAATGCGTAAGTACCCCTTCTAACCATTGCATAGCATACATATCCGGTATCAGCTGTATTGGGACGAGTACAGTTATAATAACCATACGCATTATCGCTTCCTCCATCGCCAGCAGAGAACAGATTTGAAGTTCTTATAAGACCAGTTGCAGTAATGCTTGTAACTCCAGTCATAGCTCCACTGACATTTGCCGACCCGTTTACTGACTGTCCCCAAATCGTTCTTGTAGTTCCCCAATAAGAAGTTGTAATATTAGCTGAACCGTTGAACGATGTACCATTTATTGTACGTGAAGTCTGCAAGGTTGTAGCGGTTGTAGCATTACCACTTAGAGAGCCAGTCAATGTTCCAGATAGCCCTCCATTGAATGTAGCCTTACCCGAAAAAGTACTTGTAGAACTTAGTTTTAAAGTCCCTCCCTGAATCAAACCATCTTGTGAAATTATATTAGCGTTACTACCTAAGCCAATAGCAAAAGGGAAATTCCATATTTCACCATAATTAGAAGGAATAGTTGACCCATCTACAAAACTTTTATTGGGAACAAAATGATACGAACCTTTATAATTAAGATTTATAGCAGTTAAATAAATAATATTGGATGCTCCACTTATAGTTGAAGTAGAATAGGATATGTCTACATATCTATCACCATATGTATAACTTCCATTACTGTCTTTGGGAGCTAAAATTCTTACTGCTGTAAATGGAGCAGGATAACCATTCAATTGTGTTATTATAGGTTTACTTGCATGATGTGTCAATGATATTATAAAAGTTACAGACCTATTCATTGAATATGAATAAGAATTCGATATAGTTATCATTACAGTGTTAGAATCACCTGCACCCGGATATTTTAAAACACCAATTCTTATCCATTTAGAACCTGCACCTCCGGGTATTCCATTGATAAACACCCTTTTAGTTAAATCATTAGAATGATATCCGTCTACCATATCCGCATTCAAATTCGTACATGTAGTAGTAGATACACACTGAAACGGCTGTGTGCCAGTAGGTATATGTGACTGGAAATATTTCCCATGTAAACTTGCATCATTTTGCCCAAAATGATATTCAGTAGGTCTTGGTCTATTATCTTTTGAATTATATCCAAAGTAGATATTACTACTACCTGTATATGTGCCTCCAAAGTTAATCTCATTATTATTTTCTGGGTATAGCCAAATGGTGCTAACTCCTACTTTTGTATTTGGATAGTTTTGGTAATTGCCAGCATGTAATACATTGTAGTAAACATTGCTGTATCTGAATTGCATGCCATCAGTAAGGTTATTTGTTCGTCCTAAAACGAGGGTTGGATGGCTGGTTAAATTACCATTATATAAATGAGTGCTTAAATTCTTGCTATACCCAACATCCGTAACTATCGCACCATTGCTATAAAATCTAATATAATTTGAACCAGTAGTAGCAACACTTTTTACATGCAATGGTATTTCAGTAGCAGTACTTTCTCCTATTGTTAATCCACCCGTCATAGTATCTCCTGCTTTTTTTACATAACGAGTATCTCCTATAGTAGAATAGTTTCCTTCATGTAGGACTTTATACCAAGTTCTGAAAGAACTAAGGTTTGTATCAAATTGGTAGCAAGATATTTGGTGCTTTCAAAAAAACACCTTATTTTTGCACATAACAAATTGATATGAATATGAAGTTTAGAGATTACATTGACCTTGCAGAAAAGTATGAGGTAGAGAGTTTTATCAAGTCTGACCCTATACAATTCCCACGAAGATTTAAGGATAGAAAAGACATCGAAGTAGCGGCAGTCATAGCAGCTTGGCTTGCTTATGGCAGGCGTTCAGTATTCATTCCCAAAATAGATTATATTCTTACAGAGATAATGGGGAATAAGCCTTTTCAATATATATATGGCGTGGAATGGAATAAATACAAGGATAATTATACGAGCTTATATCGTATGACTTCTTGGCATTGCTTTGCTTCCCTTTGTGATAAACTTCATTCCATATACATGAAGTACCCTAATCTTGAAGATGCTCTTGGACGTGTTACTTATTCGCAGAAATGTACCTACTATTGCCAAGGATTATGCCATTTATTACATGGTGAAACAATGATACCCAGCCCAAACAGTAATTGTGCAAATAAAAGAGTAAATATGCTGCTTAGATGGATGATAAGGAAAGATAGTGTAGTTGACATTGGATTATGGAAAACTCTTTCTCCTTCCCGGCTTCTTGTTCCTTGTGATACGCATTCTTTGCAGTCGGCAGTCGAATTTGGGATTATCCCCAAAGTAGATGAATCAAAAAAAACTTGTATAAAAGTGACTGAATTTGCAAAAAAAGTATTTCCTTCTGACCCTGCAAGGTTGGATTTTAGTTTGTATGGCTATGGAATTTTACATAGAAAGTAATATTTAAGGCACTTATACATGCAGCGAGTAGAGCGACATATAGCAATAGGCAACAAGCGGTTGGATGAACTCTGCTTTCTATCCAAGAACTTGTACAACTACGTAAACTATCTTATTAGACAAGAGTTTACGCAGAACAAGAAGCTTTTGTCCGAATATGAAGTTACTACCATGCTCGCTAAAGATAAACAAACGGACTACATAGCCTTACTTTCACAGACAAGCCAGCAGATTATAAAGATACTTTTCAAGAATTGGAAGGTATTCTTCAAACTCTGCAAGTTGAAGGACAAACTGAAAGCCCGTCCCAAGCTTCCCAAGTACAAGCACAAGACAAAGGGACGCAACATCGTGGTATTTACCAACCAGCAGTGTAAGTTGAAGGACGGATATATCCATTTCCCGAAACGTGCCGGGATAGAACCAATAAGAACCAAAGTGGATAACTTGTGCCAAGTGAGGATAATCCCACAGTGCAGTTGCCACATAATAGAAGTAGTTTATGAAAAAGAGAAAGAAGAAGCCACCGAACTGGATGATACGGCTTATCTAAGTATTGACTTGGGACTAAATAATCTTGCCACATCATTTGACCCACAACGTAACTGTTGTTTTGTCATTAACGGCAGACCGCTAAAGTCCATGAACCAATTCTTTAATAAGCGCAGGGCTTTCCTAATGAGTTTGATAGGTAGTAGAGGAATGAGCAGACGTATCGGAAGGTTAACTTTAAAGAGGAACTGTAAAATACACGACTATATGCACAAAGCTTCAAGATTCATAGTAAACTATTGCAAGGATAACCACATTGGTAATATTGTGATAGGAAACAACAAGGATTGGAAGCAGAACTGTAATATGGACAAGGTGAACAATCAGAACTTTGTAAGCATTCCTTTTGAGAAGCTAATCTCCATGATACAATACAAGTGCGAGGAAGTAGGAATTAAGGTCATAGTTACGGAAGAGAGCTATACTTCCAAGACCGACCACTATTCAGACGAAGCCATGTGCCACCACGAGAACTATATGGGAAAGCGCATAAAGAGAGGTCTATTCCGTAGCGCATCGGGCAAACTGATAAACGCTGACCTAAACGGAGCGATAGGAATTTTAAGAAAAGTAGTCGGTGAACGCCTCTGGCAAATAGCCGATAGAGGTGTAGTGGCAACACCGTTAAGAATACAAATTGTATAACTTTAAATAAATGTCATGGAGTGGAGAAATCAGAGAAATAAAGGTTATGTCAAGAACACTACGAAAGGATTAGCTGGCTGGCTGAATGTAGAAGGTATTCACTTTGATGTAAATGCTACTTTTTGGAAAGATGATAAGGGAAAACCATTTATATGTGTGCAAAGAGCCATAGAGAAGGTGTTTGATGAAAAGACTTGTACATTCAATGACATTAAACCTCGACCATTTATAGAATGCAATGCTTTTTATACGGGAAAACCTTTCCCAAACGTTTCATATAAGGGATATTTTTACCTTGCATCCTTTCGGTTTGAACTACTTGCAAGCTGGGAAACAAAAGAGATGAAATCCTTATGTATGATTGTAAGTAGAACAACTGAACAACCCTTGATAAAGAGAATTAACCAGATAATGAAAGAGAAAAACCATGAATTGCCAAAAACTTAAAAACGATTTTATCAATATGAAAGACAAGACACTCAAAGAAGTGTGTGACATTCTTAGGAAATATGATATGAATTGGGAAATTTCACTGTCATATTTTGTTGCCAGCCTATTCGGTGTAGATAGGGCTGATATGCTTTCTAAAGACAGAAGTAAAGATATAGTTTATGCAAGATGGTTCTATTGGTATGTATTAAGAGAAGTCTGTAAAAAAGACTATGAAACAATAGCACAAGAAGTATCTATTGATGATGCTATATTTGTTACAAGTAGTATATACCAAGGAATATCAAACATGCAGGAACTTATATCATCCAACAGCTTTTACCGAGATAAATGGATGATAGTTAAAAGTATGGTAAGCTTGAAGAAGCCTACTTGAATTTTCAAATGCAAAGTTGTGGTGGGTTATTTGCCCACCATTTCTTTTTCCTTTGACAAGATATTCTCTATATTCTCCTCAGTAAATCCAAAGATAGCTGCGAAGCGTTTAAACTCGTCCATGCGTGACTTAGGTATCATTCTATACATGGAATTAATCGGTTTCTCACTTTTCATGGCTTTCATTGCCTTCAAAATCTCTTTTCTTTTCATTTCTTCTATTTTTACAACAATCACAGTCACATAAGAAAATCTTAGCTATGTCCCATGTCCTATCTACCAAATCTTGACCTAAATACTGTACTTCTTCCCCTTCTAATGGAATACCGTAGAATTGGCAGATATGAACGGCACAATGTCCCAATTCATGGTGATATGATTTAAGAAACTCTTTTTCAGAGTTGGTTATACTAATTACAATAACAGATGTCCTACTGATGTAGTCACTGAATGTAAGCCCAGTATTTACGCTGCAAGAGGACAAGTTGTCATAAGCAATATCATAACTTTTACTGCCACATTTCAACTTATCCATTGCATCCAAGACTTCATCCAAATAATCACAACTGTAGTCCAAGAACAGCAATATATGCCAATCATATTTTTCGATATAAAGCTCTTGTCGTTTCATAAAAGGAATATTTAGAGCATATCCTTCCAATTAATTACTTTTCCCATGCCCATCATGTCTGCGAAGAAATGACGGAAAGCTTTCTCCGTTGTAGGATAATCTGGGTCATCAATATAATCGCGAATGAATGTTGCATGGTATTGTTCGTTGGGAATGCTTTTGCCCAAATAATCAGCTTTTGCCATATTCGCAACATACACACTATTATAGCCATTATCCTTTTCAAGAGTAATGTTATACTTTTTAAGCATGGCTGTAACTTGGTCTTTAGTAATAGGAGTTATCTTACCCTCTTTAGTCTTCATCATTGAAACTGCCCAATCACACATTTTTTCACTGAAATTAAAGCCATAGTTTTGAAGATACGTCCGCATTTCTTCTGGTATATTGTCATATACATCAAATGAAGTATTTCCCATTTTACTGAATATTTATTTGTTAAACAAAAGGGGAGAATAATCTCCTCCCCTCTACTACATTATCAACGACGGCGACGGCGACCTCTACGCTCGCTCATACGGTCTTCCCGGTCATAATCACGGTCGTAGTCTCTATCGTACTCGCGTCCGTAATCTTCACGACGTTCACCCATTTCTTCCATTTCGTCCAAAAGGGTTTCAAAGTCTTCCTTCAAGCACTTCATGCTCTCTTTGAAGTTATCGTAGGCATCTTTGACACCACCACGACCTCTTTGAGAAATTTCTATCATTCCCATACTATTTACGTTTTAGATGTTGTTTTACTGTTTCTGTTAGAACTATTCAGTTCTTGAAGCAGGGACTTGATGTCATTCAAATCACCTTTTAAAGATTTAACTTCTGATTCTAAAGAACCGATTTTCTCTTCCTGCTGTTTCTCTTTGGCAAACTGAGGATTGAGTTGTTTCAATATATCATCGCAGCTTTCTATTACAGATTGATGGTAATCTCTGCTTTCCACTATCTGACGGCTGGTCTGAATCATATTCTCAACCTCTGAAAGAATTGCTTCCTTCTTGTCCGACACAATAGCATTAGAATAGGTAAATACCTCCACATTTGTAGGAAGCTTCTGAAATTCCATAACCTCTTCACCAGCCTTTATCTTCGCATCTATAACTGTTTCCTGCTGTGCTCCAAAAGGTACAGAAGGATTATAGGTAGGATATTTAGGCATAGGATTAGATACGGATTCAACCGTTCCTATCTTCAATATTGGTTTCTCACCTTTGATAAGAATATAGCAAATATTCCCTTGCTTTAATGAACCAAACATAGTCTAAACTTTTAATTGTTACTTACTCTTTGCCGATGAAGCAGATGCAGACTGATTAGGTACTGCCGCTTCTGCCGGGCTGTTGATTGCGGTTACTCCCATAAGTCTGAATATTCCACAACATTTGTCAATATAGACCCAATGTTCGGTAGTATATCCTGCTTGAATTTGTGGTGCTGGTGCGGCTGTACCTTGCGGAACAGTTACATCATGCCCAAGAACTTGCGTAGACTTATTGTCTATAACTGGAATTTTAGTCGTTCCCACATTGCTATTCTCTGAAACTACTGTACTGTTTCGGTTTGCCATCGGAACAACTACATTAACGGGTAATGTAGCTCCTGCTGTACTAACCGGGTGACGAACTTTCCAAAGAACTACTGTACGGTTTGGAAGGGCACGCCAGATACATGGGTTTATTCCATAATTTACTGTAGGAGTAGCTTCATCTGTAGTTTCTACATATCCCGAAGTTTCAATTACGGGAATGCCTGCAACGTCTATTTTGGGTACAATTACCCTTCTCGCTACGGAAACACCATTGTTAAAATAGGTAGTCATATTCCTTTATTTTAAGAGTTAATATTATAGGGGACACAAAGCCCCCTATGGATTATTAGCAACCGCAGCCACAGCCTTCGCCTGCCGCATAACCAGTAGCATAGGCGTTCACAAACGGATAGCCATAGCAACAGTTAGGGTTCGGCACACAATAAGCTGGAATGGGCGCAGGAGTGCGAAGCTGATTTACGATATTAGCTGTTTGTGCTTGCTGTGATGCACTAAGCTCCAATGCCGATTTCTCAGCACGTAATGTATCAATCTTATTCTGCATTTCGCGCATTTCAAGCTGACAGAACTTATCATTGATAATCTGAGTTTGAGCGTCAATCTTAGCACCCAGAATATTGAACTGAGTATTAGCATTAGACTTCAAATCATCTGTCTGGTTGATTGTAGCAATGCGGTTTTCGTAACCCTGCTGTTGGATTGCTCCCTTCACATCGCAGCAGCACTGTGCCATTTGGTTAGCTATCTGACAGTTACCAGCTTGGATTGAGTTGATAATCTGTTGTGAGGACATACCTACTTGACAGCCAACTTCTGCAACTTTAGCACTTACACCGTTGATAGCTTGCTGAATCTGACCTACTGAACAGTTCAAGTTAGTAGCCAGATTGTTGATAGCTTGACCGTTGCCTTGAATTGCGCTCATAAGTAACTCACGACCATTATCGTTGTTGATAAGACCAGCCAATCCGGGAGCACCAGCACCACCGCCACAGCCGCCATCATTGCCACCCCATCCGTTACGTCCGAACAACGGGAACAAGAAGAACAAGAAGATTATCCACATAAACCATGAACCATCTCCACCAAAACCGTTATTGCCATTCTTACCGTTCATAGCAACCAACAAGTTAGGGTCAATACCTTTCTGCTGCAACAGAGGGGCAAGCATAGCCATCATTCCACTGTTACCACCACCAGCTTCGGGGGTGTACACAACTGTTTTTGATTCCATATATCTTTACTTTTAATTGTTAATTGCCCCAATATTAGGGCTTGACAAATTAACGGTGAAGTTTGTTACTAAAAGAATAGTTTGTATCAAGTTCGGAACTAATCGCCATTTCGGAACACCGCAAACGCTTTTTCTTTAGCTTCCTGATACTGGCAGTTGACATTGTAACGTTTAAGACGGGATTTGAACTTATTCCTAATCTTATTTGTACAAGGACGAGATAAGCCAGTAAGCTCGGCTATCTCATTGTCTGTGTACCATTCTCCCAAGATGCTGACAAGAATATAACGAGCATTCACACATTCCTCCTTCTTTGAGGATATGATTTTCTCTTTGCTAACCTTGCAACAATCACTTACAATGCCGAGTGTTTCTTGATAAAGATTGATAATTCTCATAAGGACTTCTTCTTTTTAGGTTTTGAAACTGTTTCTATCAATTCGTTGGAAAGATTGTGTAGCTTATGTAAAGGAGTATAATCTTCCATTTGGTCTAATATCATAAGACCCCTCAATTTCCTAACTGTTTCTTTCTTCGGTTTTCCCATACAAGTATTGTTTTGGTTTGTGCAAAGTAAGCCCTATTCACGAGGAGAACCGAATGAACTTTACGAAGTCCAAATAAAAAGCCGTAATGTATTGGGACACTACGGCTTACACGAATAACTAATTTATGAAGTAAAAAAACTAAAAGTGGTTGCGTCGGGCATATTCTGCAATTAGAATGCCATCTCTATCTGGGTGTTTAATATTATCAAACTGTGGAAACAAGCGGTTTCCTATATCTAAAGAAGCCTTTTTAAGCTCTTCCCCACTACAGCCTTTGGGAAGAAGTTCTTTTTGCCATTCCTTAGAATCTACAAACATGTGGCGAATACCCATTACTTCAATCATAATAAGTTCTGCCTCATGGCAACGTAACGCTGATGCAGTAGATGCAAAGCGGCTTGGATTTACAAGAGGACGCTCCATCAGAAGCGTAATGTTATTCTTGTTGTATTTGGAAAAAAGTTCCATAAATTTGCTGTAATCCAACCGGGACACTTCTTTCTTTGCTTTTGTATAATCTTGCACCTTCTTGACGGGTGTCTTGACAAAAACGGATTCAATATCATCTCCGACAATACCGATGCTGCCGGAAACGCCATTATCCAAACCAACGTAAATCTTGCTCATATCATTAGATTTTAAATTTCCACAAAGATACAAACTTTTTTTTAACTTCAAAAGAAAAAGCCCCGGATTAACCGAGGCTTCCCCAAATGATATGAAGTTGGTCGCAACACGCACGTCACGTATTACTGTGCAAATATAAGCATATTACTTCTTGCTACCAACGTTTTCATCAACTATTTTAGCATCATCAAACATTGCTGCTACCTTTGAAGCTTTATCCTTGTCAATCAAAGGCTCGTCACCAGTGGTATCTACATATTCCGGAGTATCTGCACTACGGAATACAGCTTGGTCGTCCCGTATGGCATTCTGCATTTCGACTGACAATGGAGCTTTTCGAGATAAGTGCAACTTAATTACAGTCTTCCGGCACATTTCATGGAAATCAGTTACCCATTTTGAACTATCACGCACATTAGCATACTGACTTCTATATGTCTGCGAATAGCGCAGACCGTGAGCTTTCAGTTCCTCTACTGACATATATAATGTGCTCTCAAATCCGTTCAAAAGCTGGAAGTAAGATACATAACCGATAATGGGAAGTTCAGAACGCCTTTTATCGTCTTGTTCAAAATTAAAATCTATTTGACCCGTCAATCGGTTACGATTTACAAGCTCGCCTTCCCTTACGTCTGTATCATTAATACACTTAAACAGTCCACTCCGTAATGCCAACTGCCCATAAGCTCTATACCCAATCTGGAATTGCGCTTCTGTAATACCTAATTTATTGTTCTTATAAGGTATCAGATAAGCACAACCAAAAGCAGGGTCAAGCGGCAAATCGGATGCAGTAGCACGAATAGCACCATACATAAGCGTTGCTGGCTCACATTCCTGCAATTTTGCATTGTTAGCTACTAAAGATACCAAGTTGCTTACAAAAGCATCCTTTTTATCACTCAATACCTTTTTCAAATACTCTTGGGTTGCATTGTGGGATATGTAGCTATTCAGCCTTTGCAATCCCGTTACTTTGTTCTCGCTCATATTCTTTTAAAATTAATTGATATTGTTCTTCTGTAAATTCTTTCCAATCTAAAATCATAACCCTATACCCAGCTTCCTTCTCTATAAGATTACGGTAATACTCCACATTGAAAAAATCATCTTCTTTAGGTAGAAATAAAGAAGCTTGACCTCTACTATGATAATAGACAATGTACCAATAGGAAACGGCAGGAGCATCAATACATGAATATACTACACTGCCAATATAACCTAAAAAGAGAATGCCTAAGACTATCCATACTAACATATTACTGATGGAGTAAAGAAAATGTCCTATGCAAAGCACACCAATTATAGACAATATGATAAAGAGGAGAGAAACTATCTCTTTCCCCACAGCCTTTATAATCTTACTTTTCATCCTTCACCTCCTTAGTCTTAATCAGTACATATCCTTTCTTCTTGACTTCCTTCTGGTATTTAGCAAGCAGTTCGGGATGCTCAGACGCAAACTTTACCTTATCGAATTGCACAGATATGGCTTCATCTACTCTACTAATAGTAAAATATGGGGTCTTTACGCTCTTGATTTCATTCTTGCACAAGAAATCATAGAAACGGGATTTAAACTCTTCTATGCTGTCTTGCTTCTCCTTTATTGAAACAAGGATATTGTTTACTTGCTTCATCTGTTCTTGAACCTCGGCAGGCAAATAATCCCAATCTATTTCCTCACGTTTGTATTCAGTCATTTCGGACACGTACTGGGCGGCAATATCCATGCCAGAGGAAATATCAAATACTGGCTTCTTGAATATCACTTTCTTTCTGCTTATCTTATCGGGGTCAAAGGCAAACTGTAGCTGAAATTCGTCCTCAAACATAACAGAAGCATCATAGTGGCAAAGTTCAAGCTTGAAATCAGCACCTAACTGCTCTGCCAATTCCTTACCAAGCACATACTCAACATAAAGTTGTTCCTTATAATCTTTATAAGTCTGCTCGATGTCAGTAGTAGTAGCCTTACATTCGACCCATAAGAGCAATGGCTTATCCCTACTCTCGTCAAAAAGAGAGAAATCAATATGCACGAGCAAACCAAGTCCTTCACGCCCGTATTTCTGACTTCTAAAGCATTTATTGCTCTCCCAACGCTCATCTACTTGCACCAAGCTGTCATAAATCATATTTTCTATGAAATCACCGTACTGCATGGCAATATTAGTAATGTTTGGTCTTTCATACAGACCTTTGGCAATGGCAAGACGCTCTACTTGTGCTCTTTGAACACAACCGTTCTTGGCTATAGCGGCAAGAATACGGGCATCTGACCCACCGAGATTCCCAACTCTGGACGATATAATTTCGTCCTTGTAACCATAATTGTTCTCCATATCACTTCATTTTGTTAATAAATTGCATAATATCTTCCCTACTTACGTGACCTCTGCCTTTAGGCTGCAACAGCATATCCGCAAAGAGGTCTGCAACAACATTGTTGATGAAATCGTGAAGTGTACGCTTAGTCACGCACTCCTCCGATTCAGACATCTCAATCTTAGACTTGATTTCTTTAAGAATTTCATTGTTCTCTTCCAGCAAAGCTAAAATTCTATCAATCTTCTCTTCCATTCTCCCATCGGTTAAAATGCTCCAATGCCCTGCTAAGTGTCTGACAACAAAAAGCACTGACACCAAAATCGTTAGCTGTGGGATATAGAACTCTTGCCTCGTAATGAACTGTCTGACCGTTAAGAACTACATCAGTGTCGCTACATTCCCTACGTCTGAATACTTCATACCAACGTACACTCGGATTCTCAATAATCTCAACCATGTAGATGTACGCATTGTTACCTTTGTTAATCTGCTGGAAACGAAAAGGCTTCATACTGCCCTTACCGTTAAATTTTAATTCCAACTCCCTCATAATAATATATGTTCAATTTTATCATTACAGTTATGTTCTAATAATATTTTAGTAAATATATCAGTGGCTTGTTCTAATGTTTCAATTTTAACTCCTTCATTAGTATAGCAAAATAAATCATTAGAATTTACATATATATATTTATGTAATAACTTATGAGCTTTTCTTGATAAAATAAAAACAGACTTCATTAAATTATAATTCCAATGATGGGCTTCCTTATCTTTCATATCATATCCTAAATTCTTTAATCTACGATTAATATTTCGATAAGTTACATTTTTATGATAAAACTTAATATATTTACCTTTATAATTAAGTCTTTTATATTTCTCTCTTCCTCTAAGCCTTTCCTTTTCTACCCATTCATCATCTATAGATTTTACATTGTATCGTCTAATAGAATCTTTTTTTGTACACTCCTTACATTTATTTAAATGACCGTCAGCCATTTGAGAATGCTTATAAAAATCGGATAGTGGCTTTATTTTATTGCATTTAAAGCATTTCTTTTCTTTTTCTTCCATAATTAAAAGGGTAATCCATCTGGGTCATTTGGGGAAGGCTGATTAAAGGCTTGTGCTGCTACTTGTTGAGCTTGCTTAATCTGCTGCTGTACGGCTGGGGCTGGCTGCTGCCCAGTAGTAGAAGCTTCCTTCTTTCCACGTTTTATCAAAACATGAGCATTGTTGGCAATGATACTCCAATATTTCACCTTTGTATCTTGGTTTATAGTAGAACGCATCATACCCGATACCCAAATACGACTACCTTTCTTAGCATATTGGCATATCTCCTCAGCATCCGCACCAAACAATGTAACATCGAAGAACTCCGGAATCCATTCCACATTAGGAGATTTGCCTTTAGGATAGCTTGCGCATACTGTAATAAATGCAAAACTTTGACCGTTCTTACTTGTCTTCAATTCCGGGTCTTTTGTAAGATTTCCCTCTACTTCAATTCTATTTACGTCCATTTTAATTCAAATTTATGTCAGTTTCAAACTTCTTTTCTAAATCATCTTCACTCATAGATATTTCATTAAGCATACTCAAACATATCAGAATATCCTTCTTTATAGATATGGCACAGTCAAATTCTTCTTCACATCCATCCTTAACTGCTTGTGAGTACATCTCAAACATAGACTTTATCTCTGAGGTCTGATATTTTACCAAATCCTCCAAATCATGGTGTAGAACCAATTTAGTTACTTCTTTCATTTTTACATTTTTTATACTATAACTTTTAGTTATAATGGTTAGTTATTCTTGTCTTAACAATGCCTTAGCAATAATATCCGGGTCAATCAGCTTTTTTCCTAATTCCCGAATAGCCTTGTTGCACGCATCAGTATTCAAATCCACATCGGGAACTAAAGCCTTCATAAGCTCATTCATTAGCTGTGACATCTTATTCAAGTCTAAATGGGCAAATTTAAGCCTCTTGAACGAAGGGTCTTTGGCAATCATCTCCTGCCTGCGGTACTTCAACTGGCAACAACTATAATCACACATAGTCCTTGCCATTTCCAGCCAACTGAAAAGCTCCGAATCCTCGACACAAGCCTTGTTATACTCACTTTTAATAGAATTAAACAGAGCATCGATTTCATCTTGAATAGCGTCCATGAAAATATCATTGGAATCGGCAAACTTAGCGGAAGAATCAGCCATCATAGCATTTATTACCTTCTCATATCTACTTCTTTCAAGCTCAACCTTATTCGCCAACTGCTTTACACGAAAGCGGTAAAAGGGACTTTTCCTTAACCTAAACAGTGCAAATATCACTGTAGCACAAGCAAGGTCGTTAGTAGCCATAATATTATAGCTGACAGTGGATATTAGTGCTTCCCGTTCGGAAACAACTACATGTGTATCTTCATATTCATCCATATCACTTGTTTCTTATCTGTATGTAGCCACGTGCTTCGGCAACCTTCAAATCCGGAAGGTCACTTTCCTTAACATCAACGGGTGTTTCACCATTGATGCTGATATAATCAGAGAATCCGAAGCGTTTGACAATACGGTCATACATTCTTGGTGAACCATCGGAAGGCTTGTGCATAGCCTCCTTAGTCCAGTAAATAGTCAACTTCATTTCTTTTTAACGTATTTCGCCATATATTTGGTCGGAAACAGCTTCATATCAAACAGCCATTTGATAATCAGAATGACCGTTTCGCCAAAGCTGTCTACCGGATTGTGAAAGGAGATTAAAGTCTTCTCCCCATGCTTGGTCTTACGGGTATAGGACAGATTATACACGTATGTCCCCTTACTTATGGTAAATGAGTATGTATAACCATCATCATCCACAATAAAGCCGGGAATCATGTCTATCAGACGCATCATACTCCAAAGAGGTATGTCGCGTTCCTCGTCGTGCAAGGTCAAATCTGCCGTCCGAGGGTCAATACCCAAGCCAAGCAACAACTTGGACTGCATGACGGTCGTTGAGTTCGTATTAAACATGTTCATAATCTCATTCTTTAATTAGTTTCATCCATTTATCTGAATCACACTCGTAAAAAAGATTGCATCCACGATAGCTTTTGCGAATACCCAAGCAGACACGAATAATAATCGACTTGGTAATTCCCAGCCTGCGAGCCATCTCCGTAGCGGAAGGATAGTGACCCACAATCCGACCGTCCTTAATGACTATTACAGCCTTCTGAAAATGAGGCATCTTGGTAGAACCGTCAGCTATCCTCTTTTTCATAATCTCCGACAGCTTCTTCTTAGTTTCCTCGGAACAAGGTCGCCCTCCAAATCTCAATCTGTGACCCTTGTTGAACTGCCCCTTGCAATTCCGGTCACGGTAAATAGGTTCTAAATATAACTCCATATCATTCTCTTAAATAGTCTTCAACATCAATACGACCCTTCTTGCACTCCGAACCGGAAACAATCAAGCTATCCAAAAAGGTTTCGCCATCGTCAAAGTGAAACGTCACAGATACGTCCCCGACCTCTATGTTGTCACTCGTATTGTCGTTACCGTATATAGCCTCTTGGCAAGCTTCAATGTAGCGAAGGCACTGGTGAAGGTCTATAGCTTGTTTAAAACTCAAATTCATAACTATTTTTTTTCATTATTTCCAAAATCTTATCTCTAAACCCACTTCCAGCTTTTTCTAAAGTAGCACGGAACTTAACCATATCCTCCTCGGTAGGGGAAAGTAAATAGTCCTCCTTGAAATCGGATTTCTCAATGATTTGTATTCCATCAGCCTCTATATCTATCAAGCAAACTCTATCATCCGTGAAAAAGCCTACATAGGACAAGTCTTTGGTTATAAACAGACCCCATCCATCAAACAGTTTTCTTTCCATCATCCAAACATCATTTTAACCAACAATCCAGTATAAGCACTCGCAAACAACGCCATTTCCAGCCAGAACAGCCACTTTTTCTTGAACAGCATGACAATGCCCGACACAAAGAAGAAAGCGGAAGGGATATACCACATACCAGAGAACAACAGCCACAAGGTAGTGCCCAATCCAGCTACTATAGTCCCACCGAAGTGAACCTTCCTCTGAAACTCCTCCTTGAACAAAGGCGCTGTACCGACAAACATCAGACCGCCACAAGCCAAGAAAGAAAGAAACTGAACACTGTCAGAAGACAATTCAAGCCATACGGGAACAAGAAGCATAGGACAGAGAACCATAGCAAGCTGAAACAGCCAAGAAGGACGGTGCTTCTCCTTCAAAATGTAGTAGGTATCTGAAAGCGATGCAGGCAGTCCGCATACCTTCAAAGCATAACCAATGTATGCAACAAGTGTTAATAAAGATAACAGATATAAATATGTCATTTGTTAACGATTTTAATATTATCTCAATGCAAATATAGGAAAAATTTCTCTAAAATGTAAACTTTTATTGCTGTTTTATAACATTGTACTGCAAACTTTTACCAATATTGTCGGGATTGAACTTGTGAAAAGGCACAATGAGGGGAAATTTATCCTTAGCAAAGCCATAAGTACCTATCTTCCAGTTAGCAAGAACCGAAACTGGCTCGTCGCTACAATAAAAAACATAGGAATTGTCAGTTAACTCATAAGAAATGGGACACAACGTATTGCTTTCTGCATTATACATGAATCCACGGGAAAGCCAATGCTCAAACGCAACCTCTTCACGAACACGATACATCCCCTTGTCGGAATAGCAATGAGCAATTTTACCATCACTATCCAAGTAGCTGAACACAACCGTGAAAATACCCGAAACATCTGTAAAAGCATCCACAAAGTAGTAAGTGGGAACACCACCATCGTACTTAGCCACAATGTCACCACAGAAAAACTTATTCTTCTCGCGGAGAAAGTCTGAAATAGAACGAATAGTACAGCAATTAGCACCTATGACATAAGAACCCTCAACCCAATAAGAACGCCATTCGTCACCTTTGTCCACAACATAAAGCTCATGGTGGGATTTCCCGTCAACAAATACCCGCCTCGCATCACAAATCACATGGTCGCAATCGTTCACAAAGATGTGGGAAGAACCTAACGACAAATCCGAATATTCACAAACAATATCATTAGCATCTAAACAATGCAAAACAAGCTTATTATCCGGACTAACACCAGATATAGCATACTTGCGACCGTTAACCGACAAGGAATAACCATTCAACCACTTGCCAGCAACAACGTTGAAATGCTCACTACGCTTCATAAATAAAATCTCCTTTCATATCATTCAAGTTTTTAGTTAAACAACACCGCAAATGTACTAACTAAATTCTAAAATCCAAATTATATAAGCGAAAATTTTAATTTTATTTCGGTCGGACGATAAAATACTTAGGTCTGTGGGTAAAATACGCAAATAAACGTTGCATAAATACAAATCAAGCATACTACCAGCCAAACCAACATACAAGGTTTCTAAAACCCCCGATTTCGGGGGAATTAAAATCATCAGTAGGCAAATACACTACACCCACGGACAATACTTCCCGAAGTCGGAATCACGACAACGGCTGAATATCAGACACTTACAACATTTATCCCCAATACGGCAATTTACATAGCGGCTGATAATCAATTGTTTAACCACGGACTAAATTTATTTTTTTTATTTTTTCGGAAGTAGGCTATGTGTACCCCACCGTTTCCGGCTACGGTTTACCCCCCCCCATACCCATATAAAGGATTCTTT